CATCGACGCAGCCTCCGTGTTCATCACGACCCTGGACACCGAGCAAGATGAGGAAGAGAGGAACCAATGAGCGAGCACATCATCATCGGCGGCAAGCCCGTCGAAATCGGCCTGCGAGTGTTTACCAACGACTGGGTCTGGGGAACGGTCGCAGACACCCCGCACAACCAGCGTGAGCTGGAGACCCCACATGCCCCGGCCTCGCCTCATTCAGAGACCTGCCAGGGCTGGTTCGACGTGGACTTGGACTCCGAGGTCCGTCGCACGTACGACTGCTCCCGCATGGCCACCCGTCAACCCCGATGAGTTACTCAGTGCAGCAGCGTCGGGTCCTCAGCACCGAGGGCGTGAAGTTCATCGGCGAAGATGCGAAGGGGAGGCCGGTCGTCGAGATGATGGTCGGCATCCCCAATACGCTTCGCCGGTGGGCAGTCAAGCGAGACGGCGATCCTACCGACATCACCGAACCAATCAGATGACCAGGAGGAACCAGATGAAGTACCGAGTCAGTGACGGCGTCGAATCCGATGTCTACACGCTCCACGAGTTGGCGGAGTTCCTGCGTGAGGAACTCGGCATGGCCGGTACGGCCCTCATCCGGCTGAACGCCGGAGAGATCCTGGTGTTGAACCAGGGGATCACGGTCCAGGCGATCACCGAATCCGCCTGACCTCGAGCTCGACAGGGGGCGGGGCCTTCGGGTCCCGCCCCCTTAGGGCGGGATGGCCAACCGACTATCGAGTCCCACACCAAAACAGGCAACGGGTCAGCGCCTATTGCGCTCGCTCCCGCCGTGTGCTAAACTGGGTGGGAACCGAACGGGGGCCAAGCCCAGTCAATGAGTCAAGTAGAGGAACCAACTCAGAGAGGAACCAATGACCGAGCCCACGTACATCACGTCCGAAGAGTTCGCTGACTGCATCATCGCCGCACTCAGCGAGAACCCCGAGCAGTTGAAGGCGGCATTCTTCGTCGTCTCCAACATCAAGGCAGCGGGGCAGATCGAGCTGCAGGCCACGGAGGACATGGAATCGGCCACGCTGGCCATGGTGAACATGGCACGCCATTTGCACGACCGACTTCGGGCGATCGTCCCCATCGAAGAGATGGAAGAGATCACCATGGTCCTTGGCCAACTCATCTTCAACGTATAGGGAGGAACCAGACATGGAAGACACCGTAGTGATGCTGTATGAACTCGAATACCGGCACGAGTACAACGACGACCGCCTGCTTCGCCGGGCGTTCATGACCCATACCGAGGCGGCATCAGCGGCGATCGAGCTGATCGTCAACGAGTACGAGATCATGCAGGACATGGACAAGTACGGCTGGTTCGACACGTGCGCCGTGTGGGGGATGTGCTGCCTGCTCGCTCGACGTCGGGTCCATCAGCTGGACCATGGCGATTGGCTGGACGACTACCCCACCTGGGTGCCGTTCTTCGAGGGTGAGGTCGAGATCCGCCCGATCCTGGCCGATCTAGGCCGGTACAACCAGGACAAGTGCGCCTTCGCCATCTCACTGTGGGCCGAGGTGGCATGAACAACAAGCGACTGCGAATCCTATGGGCGGCGACTGTGACGGTCGTCGCCCTGTCTGCGATCAACGCCCGGTCCGAGACGGACCGTCTCATCCCAGATCCCCCAACCCCAGCAACTACCAACTACAGGAGGAACCCATGAACGAAGATGTGAAGTTCGAGTGGGTCGAGGCCTTGCGCTCCGGCCGGTTCAAGCAGGGTACGGGCAAGCTGTGGGCGGTCGCACATGACCCCGACGAGCCGGAGGGACCCAAAGAGACGGGCCTGTGCTGCCTCGGTGTGCTCTGCTATCTGGCGGAGCAGGAGGGGATCACGACCCGGACGTACATGGATTTCGAGGGGCATCGGTACTTCATGTATGACGGCTCGGCCGACGTCCTGCCCCCGAAGGTCAAGAACTGGGCTGGCCTGGACTACGGCGACCCCCGCATCCCCGGCATCGACGACGACCACGAAGACCGGAGTCTCGCCTTCATCAACGACACCGGGGCCGATTTCGACGAGATCGCCGACCTCATCGACAAGCACCTCTAAACCAACAAGGAAGGAACCACCATGGAACCAAGCATCATCAAGTGGGCGGACCCGCCCAAGCAAACCCGAGGTCCGGGGGCCGTCGACCCGAGATGGGAGTCGATCAAGGAGGAACTCCAGCAGCATCCGGGCGAATGGGCTCAGATCTACGAGGACGTCCCGACCAACCTGCTCAGCCAGACCCGCAACGGACTCCCGACCACCCGGGGGTTCCAGGTCCGCCAGTCCATCACCCTCACGGCGGCACACCCACGGGACAACCGCTTCAACGTCTACGCCCGGTTCGCCGGTCCCATCGCATCACTCAACGGACAAGGAGAATGACGTGAACGAAGACCTGCTACGTAAGGTGGCCCTCCATCTGGAGGCCGAAGACGCCCTCGCCACGGCGAATGCGAAGTGGAACCAGCAGACCTGGGCCAACCTCCAGGAGTACGACGGTCAGCACTGGAATGAGCAGTTGAAGCAGGCCGAGAAAGCGACCCTGTGCCCCTCGACCGGTTGCATCTGCGGCTGGGGGATCAACCTGTTCAACCAGGAGCTATGGGAGCTGACCGCGAGCCTCGAGTATCTCCACGACTACGACTCCAGCCTCGCCTGGGACCCCGACAGCGGGCTCAGCGGCCAGACCTACGCCGTCCAGCACACGCTCGACATGATCGCCCGCAGGCTCGGGGTCGATCTGGTCGACTTCGCCGACGATGTCGCTTCCAGTGAGAAGTGGATGGTCATCGGGCGACACGTGTTCGGGCTCGACGAATCGGAGGCGATGGAGCTGTTCAGCGGTGGAGCAGGCCCGAAGGATGGCCTGACCGTCCCGCAGGCGTTGGAGAAGATCGCCGCTGGCACCACGATTGCTGACGTGTGGGGCGACGGTTGGAACCAGAACGACGACGACGGCGACTACTGCAGTGATCCAGACTGCAGCTGTCACGAAGAAGACTGTTGAGCAATGCGAGCGGGGGGTCCGATGATTGGGCCCCCCGCGAACGCATGCCAGATGAGCTGATTCTGGCCACCATGAATCCTGACACCAGGGTCGGATGGATAGACTCCCCGATTGGGCAAGTAGCGGTCATCCGATTCGAGATCAGCGACGAAGAGTGGGAGGATGGGCACATGCACATCGCCCTCTCCCGCCAGATGTTGAAAGACCTACTCGACGGGTTCGATCTAGTAGACTGGGGTATGGATGAAGGATTCTACACAGGGGAGACCCTACCGGGCACCGAGCAATCTGGCGATCATCAAGGGCCAGCAGGCGGCTCTTGACAGCCTGACCGGCTACGCCCACATGTGGGCCGAATATTGCGAGGCCCAGGGGGTGGACGATGCGAGACGCCCGGTGATCATCGAGCGTGTCTGCGACAGTCTCGCGGTCTGGCTCACTGAGCGGTTCAACGAGAGGACCAGCGAGATCAAACATGGCAGAGCGGCAGCCGGGTGATATCGACGCATATGCCGGTCATCTGTGGCGTCGATGGGATACGTGGCTCGACGGGACCGTATGGCGCTTCGAGTTGGGCGTCGATTTCAGTCACCAAAAGACGCTCCGCTCGGAGTGCTACCGGCGGGCAGCTCAACGTGGGCTTCGGGTGCGGACCCACTGGGATGGCGAACGGTACCTGTATATACAGGCCGTCAAATCCGACGGTGGTCCGCTTGAGCCGCCCCCTTGACGCCGACTGTCGGCGTGTGATAAACTGGGTTCCGGCCTCAGCGAGGAACCGGAACCTACAGAGAGGAACCATGTGCCAGATCTTCATCAGATCGGGAACTGCAGATTGACATCGACTTCGTTGTCAACGCTCACCGCCGAACACGACGACACTCCCGACGGAGTACGGCTCGTATTCACCTTCCAATCGGGCAACGAGCAGGAATACTACCTGACCGTTGACTACATGGGGATGGACGGATTGAAGGAGCTGGAGCAAGACATCGATAGCCTGTTCGAAATCTACTCGACTGGTATCAACTCCTTACAACACTTGAAGGGGGACGACAAGTGAGTAAGGTGAAAGTCTGCGAAGCCTGCGGTCGGATCGACCAGGGCGTCCCAGAGTGCCTGGCAGAGTCAGAGTGCCAGGACAAGTACATCGTGTATCTGACACAGAGCAATCGGGCAATGGCGGCCCTAAACGAAGCCAACCCGAAGCAATTCCGGGCCATGATCTTGGCCCGCCACACCGCAATCACAGGAGTCAAACGCATGGCGAAGGAATCCAAGCCCCGAGAGAAGAAAGAGAAGGAACCGACCTACTCCGAGTTCAGCGGAGAGGAAACTGCCGGGGGGACGTTCCTTCCCGGCGAGGATGCGAAGTTGAAAGGGATCCTCGGTCGCCAGTTCGTCACCGACGATGACCTCGACGCCTACGTCGAGCTCCGGTGCCGGAACTGGCCGATCCCCGCAGCGGCTTCGGAAGAGCAGGAGGCCGATGGCAAGGCGGCTCTGGTGAAGATCACCGACCGCGAGGCCTGGCTCGAGAAGCGAGTGGCAACCCGGCACGCCCAGATCGACAAGGGCATGTCGCTGGAGGACATCTACGGACCGGCATTCGACCGGAAGTACGGGAAGTCGAAGGCGAAGGCCGAGAAGGCTCCGGCAGCGAAGAAAGCAGCAGGCAAGAAGACACCCGCCAAACCCCGCGCTCGCAAGACTGCGGCGGCATAAGGAGGCAACATGTCGCAAGTCCGATTGACAGTGGAGATCCCGGAGGGGAGCGATCTGCTCGACGCCAGCTCACCCACCGGGTTCAAGCCCGGTACGCAGTCGTCGCTGATGACGACCTGTTCCGGTCCGAGTATCCTCGGCTTCCTGGGTACCGTGGTGGACGTCGAACTGAGGAAGCAGTCCCCCAAGCCGACCCAACTGGAGGGACCGAGTGTCTGACCCAGACTTTGTTGCGAAGCAGCAGAAGCAGTACGCCGACGAGCAGGCAGCCGAAGCAGCCCGGGTGGCTGCGCTCGGTGCTCAGCCCTACCCGAGGTTGATGGCGTCAGGAGGCGGCTACGAAGACGTGTCTACCGGGCTCGTCTATGAGACGCAGATCTGGCAGTGGGATACCCAGGCCGAAGCGGAGGCGGCGGTAGCAGACGCCCATGCGAACGGCCTGTACGTGGTCCCAGGATCGCTCGTCGAGGGCAATGGCGGATGGAATGCTCGCATCCAGACGCCCGGTACGACCCCCACCAACGCTTCGGACAATTGAAGGGATCCCATGCCGAAGCCATCCCACGAAGACAAGCTCATCGAGTTCCACCTACACATCCACATCCAAGAGCACGGAGGATCAATGGCAACTGACCTTACCCACATTCGAGCCGAGGCAGCCGAGTCGAAGGACGTCATGGCGGCTGCGGCTTCCCTGATCCGGAATCTCGCTCAGCTCCTGCGTGATGCGGTGGCAAGCGGCGGCGACGTGACTGCCGAAGTCAACGAGATCGCGGACAGCCTCGACGCGGGGCAGGCCGACCTCTCGGCGGCGATCGTCGAGGGCACCCCGGCCGACCCGAACGCCACTCCGTAACCAGATCGTCGGGGGGTGGGGTTTTTCTCCTTTCTTCCCCACCCCCCGGCACTACCAGTGAGGAACCATGCGCTACGCATTTAATGCAATACCCTCAGTGGACGGTACGGTGCAGTTCTACCGACACCGTATGGAATGTCCAGAATCGACCCGGTGGATTCCAATCGAGCCAACCCCGGATCAGATTGATCTCGCTCTTGATTGCGAATGCGTCACCTATGACCCCCGGGGTGAGCAACAGGAGTTTCAGGAAGAGGGCGCTCCTGTGGTCTCCCTGGACTCGCAGCGGGCACGACGCACGACCATCCCCCCCCAGGCCGCAGAGGTCGAGGGAGAGCCACGCGAGGGCCCGCCTGAACCGCCCTGGCGGGCACGGCTCATGGCATACCGGGGTTCTTTCAAGTTCCTGGTTGACATGCAGGCGTACGCCAATAACCCACGTTGGCATCCGTCAAAGGCGCAGGAAGCCGCCATCCTGAAATCGCTACACCTGGACGGCGAACCGTCACAGTTTGAACGTCGCAACCGGGGTGGCATAAGTATTCGGCCCCTGCGGGGGCGTTACGCCGTGGAGGCTCCAAACGGCACGCCCATAGGCTTCGAGATTTCGCACAGTGAAGGTGTAGTCTCGGTCCGGGTCCGATTCGGCCAGGAAGTGATTAACGGCGGTCACCAGGGGGTCGGAGAATCCTACTCCGGCGACTACCAACGTGAGCTGATAACGATCCTGACTGACCCACGGTACCACCAAGACCTGTACGGAGTGCATTTCGGCATCTGTCCTATCTGCCGTCGTCGTATGACGGCTGGCGAGTCGAGGCACTCAGAGTGCAAATAGGACACGGATCTGGCCCGCCATGCCAGTGTGGCTGTTTGGGTCGAGCCTCGATCAGCATGCGCCCGATCTGGGCGGCGACAGCTCGTCCTTCCGGCGTCGGCCCTGCATACTGTTCGGCTTCGCTGATGACCGGCTGGAGGAACAGCGATCGCCAGGTCTGGTGGAACTCAGCGAACGATGGCCAGAACTTGCTAGACCGCTCGAGGGTGGAGACGACCTCAACCCCCTGTTCATACCGCATCAGCCGGGTGTTGTCTTTCCAACGGAGTACCTGGTCTTCGGGCAGCTTATGGTCCGGCCAGATCGAAGCCATAGTGGCAATAAATGACTTGAACTCAGAATCGTTCATCGGTTCCTCCCATCACACGGTCGATGGTTTCCATATTCTTGTCATAGGTGCTGCGGCTCTTGACGGCTCTACTGAGGGCGAAGTTAGCATAGCCCGGAGTGAAGTCATCCAGCCCCATCAGCAGCGAATACGCCTTCTCTTCCCCAATCCGGCCGACAACATACTTGCTCAGTTGCATGAGCATGCTAATACCGCGTCCAAACGGAAGAGTGTTGTCTTGTTCGCGCTGTTTCCAGACTTGCAGCGCCACAGCGGCGAAGGGTTCCCTGGAGTCGGTGCTGGCGGACGGGCGCAGGCGGAGTTTCCCATCAGGGAAACTCTTCTGGTTACATGGATCTGGTTCTTTTTTTGTACCGGACTCCCGAGTCCGGTCACTACGGACTCCCGAGTCCGTATCGTCGGCAGGGGACCGGACTCCCGAGTCCGCATCTGCACCATCCATGGGGAGCCCTTCATCCTCCATTGGATTCATATGGACCAGCCTATAGAGATTAATGCCTCGTTTGCCGGGTGTAATGAGCAAGGCTCCGAGAGCCTCGAGCTCCTTAAGCCAACGCCTTATCGACCTATCGTTGGCATTCAGATCTGCGGCCAGCCTTGTCTGGCGTGGCCAGCATTCTCCCTCCTGGTTAGCATAGCAACCGAGCCGACAGTAGAGCCGGAGGGCATCACCCGATACCTGCAGGTCCAGCAGCCACTTAGGTACGATAGTGTAGGGGCCAATGTCTGAGAATCTATTCATAGGTCTCCGTATCGATGGTGAGCGGGCATGGAAGTTGACGAAATTGGGTCTGATTGACTTTGGTGTAGAGCACATCTTTAGCATGGAGTGCCACTACTGTAGGCGGCGGCTCAGCCTTCAACGTGCGCCGATACAAAACAGATGGGGTGAATCTTGGATAACAGTGAATGGGGTTCCTCCTGAGATCGATCATGTAGTCCCTCGTAAGCAAGGTGGAAGTAATCAACGTGCAAATCTGGTCCTCTCATGTGGCCTCTGTAACAATACGAAAGGCGCACGTACACCGACCGAATGGCTTGGAGAGCCGTGCTGTGAAAGCCATCGTTAACCCCCAACCCTCGGCCCTCCCCCGGGGGGCCACCCATCTTATCGCGCCCCAAACCGCCCGCACAAGAGGCGGCATGCTATGCTGGGCATGGCGGTTGAGCGGGGTGCTCGCTGTAGCTGGTTCCTCCGGCGAGCACCCCGCTGAACTGCCTATTGACCGGCGGTTCAGGCGGTGGTATACTGGCCACCGCCCCAGGAAGAGAGGAACCACATGCCCAACGTACATGTAGTCGTTGGTGGGCAGTTCGGGAGCGAGGCCAAAGGTCACGTGACCGCCTGGCTGTCCCGCCAACGTCCGTCACCTGCTGTAGTCCGGATCGGCGGACCTAACGCCGGTCACACTGTGATCGACCGGGGCCGTCCCTACCGGATGCGGCACGTCCCGGTCGGATTTGTCAACCCGAAGTCCAACCTCTACATCGCCCCCGGATCGGAGATCGACCCGGAGGTTCTGTGGGACGAGATCGACCTACTCGACAACAACGGGTACAAAGTATCGGAACGGATCGCGGTGGATTGGTCCGCCACCATGATCACCGACCGGCATAAGGCAGACGAGGAAGAGCTGATCCCCCGGATCGGTTCCACCGCTAAAGGGATCGGTCGAGCTCGAGCTGACCGAGTGATGCGGGAAGCCGTGACCTACGGGTCGAGCGAATGGCGGTACGCCCCGCCTACCGAGGTGACCGCCGCCCTACGCAATGAGCTCGCCCGAGGGAACGACGTGATCATCGAGGGCGCTCAGGGCTACGGACTCGGCTTCCACACCGAATACTATCCGTATACGACGTCATGCGATTGTCGGGCGGTCGATGCGATGGCAGCGGTCGGCCTGTCACCGTGGGAGCCGCTGATCGACAAGGTCCAGCCGTGGGTGGTGATGCGGACCTATCCGATCCGGGTGGCCGGGAACTCCGGTCCGCTTGAACAGGAGATCGATTTCACCATCCTGTCCCATGAGTTGGGGGTGGAGATCGAGCCGGAGCGTACGACTGTGACCAACCGAATCCGCAGGATCGGCCGGTGGGAGCCGCAGTTGGCGCTGTCGGCGATCTATGCGAACGGCGGGGCCGTATGTAACGTGGTACTGACGTTCCTGGACTACTGGTATCCGGAACTGGCGGGTCGTAAGGATCTGCCCGACCATGTGCTACACCGGTTGAACGGCCTGTCCCAGGATATTGGGGCTCCGATCGTGGCGGTATCGACCGGGCCGAACACGATGGTGATGCTGTGACCCCCGCCGAGCAGATCGCCCACCTGCGCAGTGTTTACCGGAACGACGGGTTCGCTCGGGACGCTGTCTACATCCTCGCCGTCTGCGATCTGGCGGAGAAGTGGCTGGCCTACGAAGCGGAAGAGGCAAACGCGGCAGCCGAAGGATGGGGCGGCCAGGACATTACCCCCGAAGATCACGTGAGGCCACGATGACCCCGCAAGAGCAGATCGCCTACCTGCGCGCACGTATCGACACGTTCGAGACTGTCGAGGGTAACGCCGCCATCCTCGCCGTCTGCGATCTGGCGGAACGTGCGCTGGCTGCCGAACGGCTGATCGCCGCTGTGGGGGAATGGGACGCCACCCACAACTTCACTGGTGAGGAAGTCATCATCGACTTTCAGGGTGCCGAGGACGCGGAAGACGAGCTAACGGACGCCTGGCGCGCGTACAACGAGGCCGGACAGTGACCCCGCAAGAGCAGATCGCCTACCTGCGCAACCCGCCATACGGCGACGTAACACAGAACACCATCGACGCCGTCTGCGATCTGGCCGAACGTGCGCTGGCCGCCGAGCGAGCACTAGAGGTTTGTCAGACCAAATGTGATCGATTGACCATCAAAACCACGCTCAGCGACAACGAAACCGAAGCGGGCAGGGCGTTCCAGCGATGGGGAGGATCACATGATTGGCCCGAAGTGAAAGCCGTCCTGCGCCGCCTGCTCGGGGAGGCACCATGAAACAGACCTTCACCCTGTTCCTCGAAATCGACGAGGGCGGGCAACTGCCCGAGTCGGTCGGTGCCGAACTGGTAGCCGAGATTAACAAGGTGCTGACCACCTCCCCCTACACCGGGCCGGTCCTAATCCAGATCTACGGGGCGATCACCCGGCCCACCACCAGACCCGACAACCTCAAGCATAGGAGGAAGGATGCAGGCCAGTGAGGCCCGTAAAGAACTCACCGACACTCTCATATGGGAACTCGAACGGACCATCGCCAAGTCAATCGAGTACGGCTCCTGGGATTTGAAGGTTATGGGAGCCATGATGCTGGAACTACTCCCGGACGGGGTTATCCAGGGGAAGCCGAACCCAGAGGAAGTCGAGGCCCATGGGCAACTCATGGCGATCGCCTTCTATCAGTTCGGCAAGATCGCCCGGGTGTGGAGTGCGCTCATCCGGGGGAGCCTGCCCGCCAAAGACAGCCAGGAAGACATCCGAGTCTACTCTCAGATGTTCGACTGGATCATCACCCATGGAGAATGGAGGATCGAGCCCGATGACCAAGCTAACGGAGATAACCGGTGACGAACTGGCCTGGATGGTAGCACGTCCACTCGGCACCTGTAACGAGTACTACCTGCAATCCCCCAGTAGGCAACTGGAGGACGAACGGGTGAACATGATGTTTGCCAACAATCGCTGGATGGAACTGAGCCAGCCCTACCACCGGATGCACCGGCACAACCACGAGTTGCCCTGCGAAGGCCAGGAACACCGCATGTGGGAAGCCGACTACGAACAGCAGGGGGTAGCATGACCGAACAGAAGTGGGCAATCAACCAGGAGACGGGGGCTCTGACCGTGCCATCTGCGCCGGTACTACGGGTGTTAAAGGTCACCAGCCAGGCATGGGACGTCTACCGGGCGTACGATACCGACGCTGGCTTCGATCTGGCCTCAACCATGCAGTACACCATCCAGCCCAGCCAGTTCTTGGACGTGCGGACCGATCTGGCCGTGGCCATGCCGAACGACTGTTGGGGGCTGGTGGTCGGCCGATCCTCGCTGTTCCGCAAGCACAAGCTGATCGCCATGCAGGGGATCATCGACCCCGGCTATCGAGGTGAGCTGTTCGTCGGCGTCTACAACCCGACCCTCTCACCGATCATGGTAGCCCCCGGCCAGCGGATCGGACAGTTGATCCCGATGATGTCAGCAGCGATCGGCTGGAAGATCGAATATGTGACCGAGTTGCCACAGTCCGAGCGGGGGACCGACGGATTTGGAAGTACGGGAGGTCATGGTGCTGCCGATTGAAGAAGGGATCGTGCAGCCACTGTTCGACCAGTGGCTACTCGACAAGCAGAAAGAGGAAGGGCCGAAACCGACCGCCACAGGTTCGCTCATGCGGGCGTCCTACGCCGGGATCTGCTCCCGCCAGATGGCATTCCAAGCAGTCGGCCACCCACCCGATCACGAGCTCGACGCCAGCGTCCTGTTCACCTTCGACGTGGGGAACGTCTGGCACGAACGGATCCAGGGGCTCCTAGCCACCAACATGGGCGCCGAACTCGAGGTGAAGGGGACGCTCGAACCGGAATACCCGGTGTCGTTCCATGCCGACGCCACCTACGACGAACGAGTGGTCGAGATCAAGTCGGTGTCGGGCTATGCGTTCGGCCTGGCCACCGGGCGTATCTTCTCCGAGGATGGCCCCGGCCCGAAGGTCGAACATGTACTGCAGGCCGGGATCTGCGGGCGAGGGCTGGGTAAATCGGAAGCCCACATGATCTATATCGACAAGGACAAAAACGGTCTGGCCGAATGGGTGATCGACCTGAACGACCTGTACTGGATGACACAGATCCAGGACGAGTTGGAACGGATCAGGGGGATCGCTGGCCGGATCGCCGAACAGAAATGGCCGAAGCGGGTCATCCCCGGTTACGGCCCGGTCGCCTCTCCCCCGCCTTACATGGCGAAGCGGGGGGAGCCGTGGAACTGCCGGTACTGCCGGTGGCGTGAGACCTGCATCAAACTACCAGTGGAGGCCGTGTCCTGGGATGCGGCCGCAGAGATCGAAACGCGAATCAAGGAGATACAGCAATGATCAAGACCCTACCCAACCGATATCCTGAACTCGGGCGGCTCCGCCTGGGCGAGAAGTCAACCGACCCGAAGAAACCGGGTAAGCCGCTCGACAACTGGCGGCTCACCTCCCCCGACAAAGGCCTGCTCATGGCGATGGGCGGAATCTACGGCATCAAAGGTGAGATCAAGCCGTGGGAGAAAGGGCAGTTCGAAGTCGTCATCGACAGTAACGAGATCGACGTGATGCTGCCTGCCGATCCGTGGTCTGCGTATTACGAGCTGTGGACCAAAGCCGGGTGTCAGCGCCGATGCGACGGCCAGACCGCCATGGTCCCGTACAAAGATCCCGAAGGCGGAGGCCTCGATAACGTGGATTGTGTGTGTCTGTCCGAGGGTAAGATGCCGGGGACGGGACTCGACGTCTGCTCCCCCAACGGTCGGCTGTCGGTGGTCATGCTCGACACTCCCGGAGTGGGGGTCTGGCTGATGACCACCTCGAGCATCAACGCCTGCATGGAGATTGAGGCCCAGGTCGAGCTGCTGGAAAGAACGGGGACGTTCCCCGCCTATGGCAAACTGGCAATCGAACACCGGACCGTCAAAAAGTCATGGGAGTCGTTCGAACGCAAGTTCAATGTCCCGACGCTCCGGCTGGCCGGGACGCTAAGGAATATGGTGGCGGGGGCCGCTGCTACCCCCGCCCTCCCCCAGGTCCAGGGAGGGCAAGACGAGGCCCAGGGCGATGCCTTCTGATTGGGTGGCCATAGGGCGGCTGAGCCGCCAAAAGGGACGCAGGAAGCAGAACTACGTGCGCCGTTTCTTCGAGCAGCTCTTTAATATCGAGCCGCCAAAGTTCGCAGCGGGGATGGGACATGAGGAAAGGTGGTCCCATCTCCCGCTGTGGATCGAGGTCAAGGCAGGCGACCAGATCAGGCGACACGTCGAGTTCTACGTCGCCTGCCGAGACCAGTATTCAGCACGACCGGACGACGGGAAGCCGTTTGCCGCTGTCCTCATGCCTGACGGCTGGGGAACCGAGGGGATTGTAATGATGACCCTCACACATCTGGAGGAACTATGCGAGATGAAAGGTGGACTAATCAGGCTGCATGCAGGGGAGCTGACACCGAAGAGTTCTTCCCCCTCTTCAAAGAGGAAGCCGTCGCTGTAATCGAGCGGTACTGTGACGTGTGCCCGGTCAAGCAGGAATGCCGCCAGTGGGCGTACGCCGAGAGGCTGAGAGACGGAGTCTTGGGCGGACTCCATGAGGATGATAGGCTGGCACTGGAAAAGCAAGCCCGCCGACGCTACGGGGACGATTGGTTGGAGTACGTGGCCTACCTCGAGCCTGACACACCGAAGAAATGGTTCGCCAATGCAAAATCCGCTTGATCTCGCAGAGTTGTACGTACAGCAGGAGGCCGATCTGGCCTACGGCGTGCGTGGGGTAACGCTAGACGAGGACGACGGCTCGTTGACCGTCGTATGGATTCGAGCCACAGAACCGGGATTGGGGCACGTCTCCCGATGGCTCGATTCACTCCCAGGCGATCGGGACATCCGGTTCGTCGGAGTGACAACCGACGTGCTCAGGCCCATGCTGCAACGCAGGGGCTTCGTCAAGAAATACGCACTATCAGCCACGGCAAACGCCGTGATCGAGATGATGTTTAGGAGAGGAACCAATGGAACAGATCGTCATCCTCATTAAGATCGCCGTGTGGATCTTCGCGATCTTCAAGTTCGTAGCAATCTGGTGCTGGATCAATGACAAGTAAGGAGCAAGATGAACAGGAAATCAAGGACTATTGGCCTGGGGATGGGAGTGCTGATTATCCTTTTACTGGCACTCTTGGCTTTCGCACAGAGTGCGGACGCGACGATCCGCTGCGGCGGACCCTGTCCGACTACGACTATCGTGGTAACCAATCCGCAGACGGTGCCAACCTATCCGACGACGACGACTGCTACTACGATGCCGACTACGATCGTGACCACGACCATGGCTACGACGACGAGCAGCAGTACCACATCTTCGAGTTCCACTACTACCTGCCCTGATTGCACGCCGGGACAACAGACGGCACCAACCACCGCGCCTGCATCGACGACGACGGCACCGACCACCACTCTAGCAGTTTGCACAACCTGCCGGAATGTTGATCAGCCGACAACCACCGTGACCGGCGGGGCGACCACCGCTCCCTCGACCACGCTGGCCGGGACGACCACGACATCTTCACCGTCGAGGGCGGGAGCTCTCCCCGAGGTGCAGACCACCGCGGTGGCAGATAGCGTGTCCGACACGACCACGCAGGAGACGCTCCCCGTAACCGGGGGAGAGGTAGCGGGATTGGTGCTGGTAGGACTGGCCATGGCCGGTGCCGGGGGGATCACCCTGGCGATGAAGCGCCGGTAGTACCATGGAGGGATGGCAGACACATATGCCGCTCTCCAACTGGAGGGATGGTGGTTCGAAGTCTGGCACGAGGTACCAACCTGGCGGTCGCCAGATGGCGCTATCGCTATCCTTCTCGAAAAGCACGCCGTATTTATGGACGGCTGGTTCATCAACTTTGGCGGCGATGAGGCCGGAGCCGTTCAGCTCGCTCGCAGTTGTTACTATCAATGGAAGGCAGGTGGTGCGTAGGTCAATAGGCACTGACCAGTACGGGGGACTCAGGAAACTGAGTCGCCACGACGAAATGGAAACACTCCATGCGAATGTTGTTGGTACTATTCCTGTCCCTACTACCGCACCAAACCCCACAGCCCACACCCGAGCAGATCCAGGGCGCAGCCGTTCTGGTGGATCTCGATCGACGGGCGATGTTGGGGGATACCAACGCCGCTCAGGCCCTAATCAACGTGGTCTTTCCCGATGATCGCGAATGGGCGCTGAGAGTGGCACGCCGGGAATCCGGCTTCCGATGCAATGCCGACAATCCCCGGTCATCAGCATCGGGACTGTTCCAACTGATGGGCATTCACTCGGGCAGGGCGCAACGACTCGGCGTAGCATGGCAGCAAGCCCAAACGTCATGCCTCGCTAACCTCGCTGTTGCCCGTGCCCTCTATGATGAGCAGGGAAGGAGACCATGGCAATAGAACCCGAACGCCTGCCGGGAATGAGTCCGACCCCAGAAGAGCAGGCCGTAGCCAAGACCAAACTGGTCAAGGAACTCCTTGGCCGGGCAACATTCCACATCGACTGTGCCAATCGGATGGTAGAGCAAGCGGAGGAACTGCTCAATGAAAGTTAACCTTGGCTGCGGCAAAGACGTTCGGGAGGGGTGGGTCAACGTTGATCACGGCCCACGCCTCCCCGATGGGGTGGTAAACGTGGATCTCGATCGGATTGGGCCTCAACCGGGGAAGCGCACCCTTCCCTGGCGAGGCGGCAGCGTCGAAGAGATCCACATGTCCCATGTCATCGAGCATCTGAAAGATCCGCTACCGCTGATGGAGGAACTATACAGGGTCGCCGCCGAGGGCTGTCAGCTCGTCATCCGTTGTCCCCATGGGGCAAGCAACGATGCCGATGAAGATCCGACTCACGTACGCCGGATGTTCCCCGGCTCGTTCCAGTATTTCAGCCAGCCGATCTACTGGCGGGCCGACTACGGATACCGGGGCGACTGGCAGTTGGTCGTCGCCAATCTGCTCGTATACGACGTTCACCTGACCAAGTACGGGGAAAAGGGGATGCTCCAGGCGATCGAGCATGGGCGGAACTTCGTCCAGGAGATGGTCATCGAGATGGTGCCATTCAAACCGGCGCGACGCCAGGATCGGGCTCTACTCCAGCCCACCAACATCTGTTTCATCCCACTGGAGACCGAACAGGCCGAGCCCTATGTCGCCCCCGACCTGGCCACTCACGATCTCACATGAAGGAAGACCCGATTCACGACCGGGCCGGTCTCAGCCCTGAACACTGGTACGCCTGCAGCGAGCCGGAGCGCCCGTTCGACCGCAAGATGGCGGTCGCCGTCGAATGCCCCAAGTGCATGATGAAGTTGAAGATGCTGCGATGGACGCATCCGACCATCCGCACCCGGCATGTCGAGACGGGCAACACCGGCACGCTCGATCGTTTCTACATCGAGGATGAGTAGTTACTTGTCCTGATCGTACGGCGGTTCGGGTTGGCCGGTGATGAGAGCATCGACCGACTTGCGTGACCAGACCCGGCTGCGGACGAGTTCACCGCCGAGGCTGACCGCAGCGGCAACCACGATCATCAAAGCCCCGCCGATCTTCTCATTGTAGACCTCAGTGAGAGTGAGCAGACCGTTAACAGCTGCAGCAAAGCCGAGCAAACTGGCCACCAGCCGGGTAGGTTCTGAATCGAGGATCGGAGTTGCTGGTTCCATGAGGCCTCCTAGGCCAGATTCTCGGTGATGATGATCGGAATATACTCACCCGGGCCATTGGGGGCCGAGGCGACTTTCGGACCGGAGAACGTGAGTTCCCACTCACCGATGAAGTTGCCGATGTCGTCGGTATCAGTCGCTGTCGGTAGGTAACGGATCCCACCATCGACAGCGGCAGTATCTGGATTACCGGCAGTCGCAGTCCCAGTTGCCACCAACTCACCATCGGGAGTACCTTTACGGATCAAGAATCGCAGAGTAATCGCGGCAGAGGTATCAACCGGTCCGTTGCGGTCGGTGATTATGTCGTCGATCGGGGGCCAAGTGTTACCTCGTTTGTAAACGATAGGGTTGCGTCGGGTCATGGTTCAGTCTCCCACTCGGTGCTGTGCGGGTCGGTGTCCCACTCGGTGCTGTATGGATAGGTGGTCAGCTCGGTGCTCTCGGGGTCTGATTCTATCCTAGTCGACGCCGTCTCGACCGTCAAGGGATTGACCAGATCAGGGGCGGGCGGGTTAGTCGAGATCGACGGGGCGGGAATCGACGTAGTTGTGACCACCGGGGTGACCGTGACCTTGGCTGCCGCTACGATCCCCGGGGCAGGCACCCCGACCACGGTGATCACGACAGCAGGGGTAGCCACTACGGTACTCTTCGGCGTCGGGGCGGGCACCGCAGCCACCGTCACGACCGTCGCCGGGGTGGCCGTCCGGGACGATGACAACGTGGGTGCGGGAACCGCCACCACCGTGACCACCGCCGCAGGCGTCGCCTTCGACGTCGCGGTTGGAGTGGGGGCCGGGATTGCCGCCACGGTCACGACCGTCGCCGGTGTCGCAGTCGAATTGCCACTGGTCAGGGGGGTCGGAGCTGGAACCGCCGTTACCGTGGTCACCGCAGACGGAGTGGCCGTCGCGTCGGCTATCAACGTCGGAGCAGGGACTGTTACCACTGTTGCGACTGCAGCCGGGGTCGCCTTCGACGTCGTAGTCAAAGTCGGAGCTGGAATCGCAACGACTGTAGCCACCGTGGCGGGCGTGACCGCCTGATCGATTCGAATCGTTGGGGCTGGAACCGCAGCAACGGTAGCAACCGCTGCCGGGGTCGCGACCGATGTCGCCTTCAAAGTGGGAGCTGGAACCGCCGTAACGGTAGCAACCGCAGAAGGAGTGGCGGTCGAATTGCCACTAGCGGCGGGTTTGACGACAACGAAGCCGATCACCCATGAATCGTCGGTCCCCAGTGACGAGGTCCGCTGAGCGGACGACAGGGCCGACCCGGACGACGACTGCGAGTAGACACGGGCGTCGCCGGTGTCGCCGTTGAAGTCGTTCGTCATCCCTGACGGCGTGCCGGGAGACAGGGTGACCATGTTCGTGCAGTTGACGAAAAGGAGCCAGTCGGTGCCGCTGCTGTCGATGATGGAGCCGGTGTCGGCGGTCACGGACTTTCCGGACACGCCAGCCGAATCGGCCTCTGGCGTCGCTGTGTCCGCTCCACGGACGGCGTAGATGGAGCCGCCCTGATAGGCGGACGCACCATACCCACCGCCAGGAGCGCCGACCGTGTAGTTGGCGGGCTCACCTGCCGCGTTGGTGATGATTTTCCGATAGCAGGTGACACACGCACGGGGATGGCCGGTGCCGTCGCCCTGCCCGCGGATCTTGCAGTAGATCTCAGTGAACCCCGACGGGGCGGACGGCTTCACCGAGTTGTCCTGAACGAGGTTGTCGCCGAACGCGTTAAACATCAGATACAGGACGTCGTTGTCAGCGAGCCCGGTGGGCTTCGTGAACGTCGAACCACCGTCAGTGTCCTGACGATTGACGATGGTCGGGTTAGCCATCCGTCAACCTACGGGGGTGGCTACCCTGATTGTGATCACACAGATCATCTTGTGCGGCTGCCGATTCACCATGATCAGCGTCGCATCACCATTAATCGTCTCGAACTGGCCATCCCTACGACAGTCGATGGTCGACTTGGTGTCGCCGTTCAGCGAATCGACCATCACGGCAACGGTCGTATTATAAGGTGCAGGGGGAGTCTGGGCTTCCGCATTCGCCGTAATCCCGATCGCCATCGACGTCGCCACAATTAGCAGAACCAGACGCCGGTTCAAGGCGTTAAGTCCCAAGTCCAGATCCCACCTGCCGCCCATTGAATCGTGAAAATCCCGGCAGTCGGGCCGAAGTCCGCACCGAAGGTCGACACCAGCAGTGCCGGTTTTGACACGGGAGTTGAGATGGTGTCGTCGTAGATCAGTGCCGCCCGTGCGGTCGAGAACGTCTGGCTGCCCCACGCCGTGTCGTTCGCATCGAAGATGAGGGTACCGGACGAGACCGAATGGGCATTGCCCGCCAGCGCCACGCCGCCCGATGGAGTTGCGATCTCGTTCGCGTTGAACGGGGCAGCGGCATACGCCGTGTTCGTGTCGAAGTTCGGAGTGGTGATCGAGTTGGTGAATAGCGCCGCCTTCAGCGAGTCGGCCACCGTGTCGATGGCCGTGTCATTCTGCTGGATGTCCCTCTCGGTCAGGTAGAACTTGCCGCTGTTGCCGATCGTCATGGCTGCACCTCCGTGCTTGTGGCGACCGTAGCCGCTGCCGCCTCAGCCGCCAGGGCCTCAGCGGCGAACCATTCCCGGATTCCACGCCAGTAAAGGTGGATGGCACGGAGTTTGTCAGCCGCCACCTGGACTTCGTCCTGCGTGGCCTTGGTCAGGCCGTCGCCCGCCTTCTCGGCGTTGCGCTTTGCGACGGCGTTCTCGTAGTCGACGGTCAACTGCGCGTGCTCCAGCACCAGGCTGGCTGCCGACCGTAGTTCATCTGTTTGGTAATCAGCCACTGGAACCTCCGGGCTGTAGTGGACGGGCAATCGTATGACCTGTCCGGGGGAACACGCTGCAGTCGATCCGGCCGTCCGGATGTTCGGTGTACTGACCGGCGGGTTTGCCGTCCTTTTCATGCGGGACGACTTTGACTTCGGGCTTGCCCCTGACCTTGTTGTTGCCGAAGTTCACCGACTGGATTTTCTCTTTGAAGGATTCGTCCATCAGTATCCCTTCCGCTTGCTCGGTGCCTTGGGCTTTTTGCTCGGACGGTTGGTCCCGTTGGCGAGCTTCGCTGTCTGGCTGGAAAGCCCCTTATTCCCGGCGACCCCGGTAACCAGGTCGTCGCCTTTCTTGCGTGTTTTTGCCATCACGGCCTCCGTGGGCGGTCGAAGATCTGGAGAACGAACCAGACCAAGATTGCGATACTGGCGAGGAAGAAAAACAGATCCGCCCAACCAGCCATCGTCGTACTGAACGCTAGACTACCTACCATTGCGCATCCTTTCTATCTCTCTGGTGAGTACGGTGACCTGCTCCTGTATCGCAATAATCTCCTGGCCCAGATGGACCAACGTAATCAAACACCAAGCGATCAGGCCAAACAGCGTCGATGCGAACAGGCTGACGATCAGCAGCAGGAGCGGCGATTCGATGGTGACGGTTGCTATCATTCACGGCTGCGCTATCCAATGAGCCATCAGGTCCCGGTAGGAGTCCAACGGGAAATGGGGACCGGGATCCCAATGGCCCGTCGAAGGGAACGCCTTCTCGACGATGGCGTGGGTGGTAATCCCGTTCCAATGCCCCGCCCGTAGATCCTCAACCCCCCGGATCACCGAGTGGATTCCGTATTGCTTACCCAGTTGAGCACTCAGAATCGTGGACCACAGCAGCATCGACTGGCTAAAGTTGTCCGCCCAATCGGCCACCGACTGGCGAGCGTAACCGGCGTGCTCCAGATGGATGGCGTTGTCATTGATCCGGCGAGTCCCGATCCCACCGCCCGCACCGAACGCATAACGCCGGTCAGACACCGACTGGACGATCGAGTCGTTATCGATACAGTAGTGGGCGGACGCCTGGCGGGTCCCCCGGTGGAATACGCCAGCGCAGGCTTCGGCGGTCTTGGACGATTCGCCCGCCTCCATCGAATGCAGGACGATGAGCTCGATCACATAACCAGCACGTCGGTTCTTCTGCCAGCGGGCGGGGATCGCAATCATGCGTACAGCCTTTCCAGTGACCAACCCGACGCGACCTGTCCGAGGTTCGCATCGGATGCTGTCGTAGTGAGTTTGACTGCGATGGCGTTCGCCCAGTTGGCGGTGATCGGCGTCGACACGAGGTTGAACAGATAGGGCACATCACCCGAGGCTGTCGCCCATGTCGTATCCGATGTCGCCGAAATCCTCGATGTGTTAAACATGCCAGTCGCGTAGGTGTTAGTGAGTGACTGGATACGCATGTTGATCTCGACCCGCCAAGGAATCCAAACCGCAGTATTCGAGATGAGGGCGATCGTGACCCCGGTGTCAGCGATCAGCGTCCCACCGACATAGAATCGAACCCTACCAGAAGTGGACGATCCGCTGTTATTGAGCCATGATCCTGCAGCGGTAAGGCGGAGATGGTCCCCGGCAACGAGCGTCCCCGCCGCCACCGTCGTGTCACAGATCGAGAACTCCGCAGTATTGGCAAACTGCGAGACCTGGGATTCAGAGTGGGCGAGCATCCGAGTCGCACCATGGGGAATCCAGCCGGTATTGCCCGATCCTGACTCTTTCACGTAAAGGCTGGTGGCCGACGAGCCGTTGGTCCGCTGGTAGATATCACCAACCACTCCGGTGACCGCACCTTCGGGTGTACCCGACCCCCGCTTGATGTTGTCAGAAGTCAGGGCCCCAGTCACCACCCCAGTAGTTAGAGCCGTGAACGCACCTGCTACTTCCAGCGCATGGTCCGTCTTCAACTTCGCCGCTGATGTACGATACAGGTTCAGGTCGACCGCACCGGAGCCGGAACCCCACTGGTGCTTGCCAGAGGCATCAACATTGAACCGGTCGATCGACTCGGCACCCACCCGAGATGACAGGATCTGGACATTGGTCGCCCGCAGGAGGCGCAACTCATCTTGGAGCTCGAGAACGTCTGCCTGCAGCCGACGGAGAAGGACATCGGCAGCCCCGGAGCCGGAGCCCCACTCCATCTGCCCGTCCGTCTGCCGCTTGAAACGAACAACCGAGTCGCCGGTTACCTTCGACTGCGACGCGATCGTCGATGCCGACGCCAGCCCGATGTTCGCCTGGCGCTCCGATACCACCCGGTTCGCCTCGTCGAGTAACAAAGCTGAGATCGTATGTTCAATTACGGCTCCGTTGGCGTGGTTCTGGGCGGAGGTCCCATCGTAACCCCGGGTGATCGAAGACAGGGTGTTGGTCGAACGGGCGGTCACCAAGATCTTCTCTTCGGTAGACAGCCCCCGGTCGATGGTGGCGACGAACGGACCAGGCGAGCCGGTCGGCCAGCCGGTACCGTCAGCGAGGGTGAGCGACGTCACCGAGTTGTTAATCGCCCCGGATAGGGTGGTGGCCGCTACGGCACCTTTGATCTCTTCACGAGCCATGTCTACCTCACACCGTAATCAGGTTCAGATAGATGTAGCCGCTGAACCAGTCCCGCTCTGGATCGAACCGTTCTGCTTCCATGGCCACACTCTCGACCTTTACCTGCCATGTATGGTTTCCCTCCTGATAGACTACCACATCTCCCGACGTCGCTAGTGCCAGCATGGCCACGTAGAACTCGAACCGGTCGAACGCCTCGGCCGTCGATTCCCACGCCCCGGTTTTCACCGTGGTCGAAGAAATGACCGGAACGACTAGCGTCTCAGCTCGGACAGGGGCAGGAGCGGCCCGTAGCGCCCAACGGTAGAGGGTCGGGCTCCCAGCCCCACCCGCATTCAACGTGATCGAAAGTCGGAGCCGGTCTACCCGAACACCGGGGACGTAAAAAGGTCCCGGGATATCAGTCAGCGCTGGCTCCGGGGGCTCAAAGGATCCCACCGTGTTGGAGGTGCCCATGACCTGTGTGCCATACTGGTCCGAGATGATGGACACTGATACAGTCTGCCCCGACGTCAATGCAGCATGACGTACGGTCGAGTGGATGGCGGATTTCTTCTCTGGGGTCCCGAACGAGATCCAGCCGGTGTCGAACAGACCGGCAGCGAGCAGCGTCGTGTTCTCACCGTAGAAGCCCTGCCCGGACACCCCAAAGTAGACCTTGCTACCATACCGTGTCACCGTCGTAACCGTACCCTGGGCGGTGGCCATGATATCGGTAGCGAAAGGTGGGGTCAGTGTCCCGGTAAAGGGGCTATCAAACCCCAACCGGCCGGTCCCCGTCTTAGAAGCGGAGTAGTTTGTCCATCCAAACCAGATGTACAACCCCTCGGCCACCAGACAAGACACTGACCCCGGCTCATCAATCAACGGCCCATAGGTCAGTGACCCGTCATCGGTACTTACCGACGAGATCCGGATGCCCTTGTTCGTGCCGAACACCATGAACCCGGCGTAGAACATCGCGGCGTTGACGAGCTCGCCCAGCGGGAAGTAGGTAGCGTAGGTCGGCTGGGTGAGCGCCCCGGTCGTCTCGTTGATCCCCACTTTAAACACGTCGCCCTTGACGTCGGCGTATCCGGCAGCGTAGATCCGTTGAGGACCGGCCCAAATGGCCGTCCACAGGAAGTTAGTCGAATAGTGGGTGTAGAGGGTGGTGGCGGCACCGGCGTTGTCGAGCTCGGCCAGGATCTGACCTCGGCCGATCATCATCCTGCCGTTGACCATCTGGCAGACCTGGGTAGCAGTCGCCGCACCGAACACGGCAGCGGACGTCCCCGAGATCGCTGCCTTGTAGACACCGGATGCGGTGGCGATGTAGACGGCCGTCCCGTCGGTGCAGATGTCATTGATGGCGGTGCCCGGTGTACCAGTTATCGTGGTGAACGTCGGACCCGCAGGGGTCATGTCGGCGGTGCGGACCAAAGCGGTCCCGTCAACGAGATAGACGAACCCGGACACCGCCAACATCTTGAGATTAGTCTGGGCCGACGAGCGTTTCTGCTCGCAATCGTTCAGAAGCGTCAGCTGGTCTGGCGTCCAAACGTTCAGCCCGAGGGAGGTGAAGAACCGGGTGCGGTTCGAGTCCCGATCGAAGTCGAACTTGCGCTGGCCCGCCCCGCCTAGCCAGTTCGAACCGTAGCGGCTCCAGAAGCCCTGGTTGGACAGGCTCCCCTCGCCCGGTTCCGACGTGGTGTCGGCCCCCTGGCGGGTGATGTCGAGCAGACGCCGCTGGTACTTGCTCGGTTCGATATTGAACATGTATCCGGCGATCGCACCGGTCCAGGTACCAGGAACCGACGACGAGTCAGATGCGGGGACCCCGCCGGTCGTGTATGGAGTTGAGAGTCTCCCGCTGATTCCAAGGGCCATTTAGCACCGGTACCTGATCGGGTAATCACGGAGTAGACGGGCAGCTTCCTCGGCAATCCGGCGATCCCGCAGCCGCAGGTGATTCACGCCGGTCTGGATCATCGCGTTGATCGGCACTTCGGTCGCCCGACGAGCCTCACCCTGTCCGCCCATGTCGGTCCGGTCGACCTCGTTGCTGGTGAGCAGTCGGGCGCTCACCCCGAGCGGGACAATATCAAGCATGGAAGGAGAAAGACCGGAGTCGGTTTCGAGGTCGGTGTTGTCGTTCCACGGATCGGTCGCAAACGGGAATGCCATGATCACCTGGATATCCATGCCGGTGGTAACCGTCTCACCCAGGTTGAGCATGAGCCCCGAGGATGACGCATCGAGCGGGAGATTGCGGAGCAGGCGGACACCGTTCATCCGTCGCCACGTGTCCGAACCGAGGGCGGGCTGCTTGAACACCTCGACGATGCCGATGAGATCAGCAAACGCCGCCGACAGTTCGAGCCCGCTGTTCCCTCCGGCGACAGTGAGCGTCTGCGGGAACACCTGGTAGAGCGAATCGGGCCAGGAGCGGATCTCGTCCTGGATCGCCTCTTTGATCATCGCCCTGGCGAACCGGGGAGCGATCTCAACCAGAGCGTCAACCGAGGCAGCCGCCGCCGTGGAACCGAGGTAGCCCCGCTGTACGACCGCCGTCTTGGCGGTGTCGTTCGTCTCCCACACGTAGAGCAGCTCCGTCCCGAGGCCCAGGAGAACCCCGGGACGGATCATGCCCAACACTCGGTCGAACGTGAGCGTCACGTCGGTGGCGCTGATGGAGGCGTCCAGCCGGTTCAGTTGGAAGTGATTGCGCCCGTAGAGCTGGCGTCGGCAGCGCTCAATGCACTCCAACACTGTTTCGCTCATGGTAGACCCTCTCGTTCAGCTCGTACGTCTTCACGTGCCCGACCCGGACGTCCGTGTTGACGTGGATCGGGAAACCGGCGGCTTGCGCTTTCATGCAGAACGCGGTGTCTTCACCATACGGGTTACCAGACTTGTCGGTCCCGCCCTCATTGAACCAGGGATACGGGTTCTTGCGACCGTCCGGTGTCGTTCCGAATCCGTTGGGCCACGGCTGGCTCATTCTGATGAACACCGAACGGTGGATCAGCATGAACGCCGCACCGGTAGCCCCGACCTTGATCATAGCCCCCTGAGGATATTCCAGTATAGGCTCAATCTCCAGGCCATCCTCTCCCTGAATCGTCCGATAGATCGTAGGAAAGAACTTCCCAGTCCGACCACCAGCGAAACACAGACCCCCCACAATGGGACGATCCACCGGGTCCGCTGACGCCAGGAGTCGATAGAACGCATCGCCGCTCCAAACCATGTCGGTGTCGGCCATCCAGAGCCACTCGGCTCGGTCTCCGGTCTGATCCACAAACCGTGGGTCAGATAGGAAGGCGTCAACGATCTGCGATCGGGTCTCTGCAATACGAGGCCCTGATACGATACCTGCAGTTCCACCACCGACCCCGAGCAGGATGCCCTGCTGTTGATAGTCATAAAGCATGGTGTCGATGATCGAATCGCAGAACTCGTGGCGGACGTAGCCGTTGGAACAGTAGCCGAGGACCACTTTGCCGAAGATACCAGCTCGATGTTGCTCGACACTGTTCATTTCCCCCTCCGCTTGCGCTTCGCATCCGAGTTGGAGATCGCCGCTGCCGACGACTTCGACTTGCCCTTCCGGCGCAGCGCCTCGTATTCCTTCGGATTCTTGATCGAGCGGTACTTCGAACCTGGCATTGACCCTCCTGGTGGTCAATTGGGGGGGAGGGGTGTGCGTCCCTCCCCCCCAAACCGGTTATGCGTACGACAGCGCCGTCATCTTGAACATGTGGCGCTGGCCCTTGACTTCGAGCGACTCTTCACAGACGATCATCGTCTCGTCGGAGTCACCGGTCTTGGCGAGCCGGGTCATCTGCAGACCAGCGAAGATGCGCCGGGGGCAGGAATCCCGTTTGATTGCGAACGCATGGAACGGATGGACCCAGCGGTTGCGGACCATCGGCAGGACGCCAAACTCCGTCCAGACCTCCATCACGGCGACCCGGCCTCGCTTCGGATCATCCATGTACTGACGGACTCGAGAGGTGTCAGCCACGGTGTTTAGATCCTTGAGCGATGCGGGGTTGACCAGTAGGCGGTCGGGGAGGGACCCGGCGTTGTAGCAGGTCTGCTGGTTCGTCTGGATGACGAGGTCCGTCAGCTGCGTGTTCGTCGAGTCGGTGTTCGTCGTGATGTAGTAGTCGAGCCCACCCATCGACCGGATCTTCGTGGTCGTCGAGTTCGTCTTGCGCCCGTACAGGATCGCCTGTTCACGACTGATCGTGTTCTCAGTGATCCGGTTGTAGAGCTGCTTCGTGTACTCGTTCGGCACCCCGTACTTCCGGACGTTCTGCTCGGTACGGGACATCGTGATCTTGGTCGGTCCGAAGATCTGCGTGTAGTTGTCCACCTGCGAGCGGTCCCGCTGTCGGGAGTTCTCCGGGTTGGAGCCTTCTGCGAGCGCCGTACCGAGGCCGATGACCACGGCGAGCGAAGCGTAGTTGGTGGCGGTCGTGCTGTCGTATCCACGGGTGACCGTCAGCGTCTCTGCGGTCGAACCGAGACCGGTGACTCGGAGGATCTCCGTCGCACCAGCCTTCACGATACGGATGAGGTCTCCGGTGGAGAACTTCAACCGCTCACCGGTCGTGAGCGTGATGAAGGTGTCGCCAGTGGTGACGGCACCGTTCAGGGCGCTCCGGGGGGTGAGGATCTCTTCCTCCATCCAGAAGAACTGGATCTCATCGACGGGATTGGTTGACAGGACTGAGAGCCCATCGGATGCCAACCCGGAGATGAGAGGGGAGTCCATGGGCGAGATCATGTAGATCGTCTCGTCCATGTTGACCACAACACCGACTGTGAGGTCGTATGCGGTGGTCAAACCGGATACTGCGGACATGTGCTACTCCTTGGTCGGTTCGGTCTTCAAACGCCGAACAGCGTTATCCACTGACTTACGTGTCTCCGTGTATTGCTTGATTGGCATCGGTTCTCTGTCCGGAGTCAGATAGGGCATGAACGAACCATCAGGACGGTGCTCACCGGCTACTCCCCTCTCCCACGCCGGGTTCGGCGTAGTGGGAGGCACACTGTTCTGTCGAGAAGGTATGGCAGCGGCGGAGAGCCGGATACCTTTGTGCCGGAGTTCGCAGCCGTAACACCCTTCGACATACTCAGTGTGCATGATTAGCCGATTCCCCTCGCAGTCGAGGTGACCGCCCCCTGGACCAACGCCTTCGGATTGCCCTTGACGGCCTGGTCGATGATCCGGTCCAGAACCTGCGCCGCAGCGTTCTCTCTGGACATCCCATCCCGCATGGCCTGGTGGAAATCCGTATACCCCTGCTCGATGAAGTTGTCCGGGACGTGGATCTCTTCGGCAGGCGTACCCGCAGCGATTGCGGTCCGACGATTGTGGGCGTCGATTTCCTCCTGGGTGATCTCAGGAGCAGGATTCGACGACCCCTGGGTCGGCATCACTTGCGCTGCGTATTCCTTGACGGCTTCGGCGTTTAGCTCGCCCTTGTAGCCAGCCAGCATCAGTTGGCCGAAGGCAGAATCAGTATCGATCCCCGCCTTCAAGAACACGTTCTCCCGCTTGGCAGCGTCGGCGTCCGCCTTGTGGCGGTCAGACCGGTTGGCAGCCTCACGGAGCTTCTTGATGTTGAGCGGCTCTACTGGCTGTTCGCCTTCATCGGCGTCAGCGTTGAGTTGGTCGAGTTCTTCCTGGTCCATACCCATGGTTCGCTCCTATTTCTCTGCTCTCGGCAGGTATCGTGCTTGATGGCGCACGACGGCCAGAAAAGGTGAGGCCCCTTCTACACACCCGGTGCGGGACTCCGGGCGGAGTGCGACGGCCGTGACAGCTCGCATCGCTGCAAGCAGTATACCACATCATCGTTCATTCTGCAAGCCTAGTACCCCGCCCGAAGAGAGACCGGCCCCGCCGCCCCCACCGAACTGAGACGTACGCTGGTCGAGTCGGGTCTGGAGGCCGGTAGCCGCATCGCCGCTCAGCCCGAACTGGGCGTTGACGCCTTCGCCTTCGGCGGTGAAGTCCTGATTCTCGGTGATCGTCTCGTGGAACAGCGGGTCCATCTGCTTGATCCGCTGGAACCCGGACGCCGCCTGCGACGCTCCGACCCCGATCCGGGTGAGCGCATCGGCTCGATCCTGGCTGATGTTGTAGCCGAACCGGCGTGCGGTGCCGCCGACTTGTGCGTTGTTCAGCTCTTCCTGCAGTAGTGGGAGGGCTCGAACAGGATCAAGAAAATAAGTAGCGAGCGCCGCCGTCCCGTCGATCCCATAATAGTCGTTGAACACCTGGCGGACCTCGGCGGGAGCCTGCATCGCAGCGTTGAACAGCTCGGACACTCGAGTGCTGACCTCTCGGACCGACACGTCGTTGCCGATCAGATTGGTGAAGTCATCGGGATGGTCGAAGAACGACGGAGGGAGGCCGTTCTCCCGCATCATCTGCTTTACCTGCCGCTCGTAGGCGATATACTCGGCTTCCGACATAGCAGACTGTCCGGACGTCTTACGTGCGGCCATCCCCGGGAACCGCTGCTTGTAGACATCAGTGTTGCGGAGGTTCTGCAAGATTCGTTCCTGCGAGTCGTTGTTGACCACCGCATCCCAGGCGAACTGGTTGAGATCCCCGAGCCCGTAGTCGGTGAACACCGACTGGAGGCGGGCGAAGGCGTCCCGCTGTCCCCCGGTGGCGGTCTCCCATGGAGCCCGTTGCGCCCCCTGCTGACGGCCTGCTGCTAACCGGGCTTCCGCCCGAGCATCGATATCGTAGTTGCTGGTCCACTGGACCTCGCCATTGGCGTTGATATAACCCTGCTTGCCGTCAGCCTGAGAGACCCCGAGGATCGTGATCGGATTCCCAGCGTTATCCCACGTCTGCATCGCCGTGTAACCAGCGAGATCCTGCCTGCCTCCGGCTTTCTCGATCGCAGCATAAATCTGCTTCTCTGACCAGCCCCAACCGGGGAAGTTCTGACCGGCAGGCGGGAGCGCCTGTGGCCCGGTATCGTAGGCCATCGTGAAACCCCAAGTCCCGTCGGGGTTCTGGACCAGCTGCCCACCTTGGCTTTTCTGCATCTCGGTTTGGGAGGCGGCATAGCGATTCTGGTCGTTCGCTGAGATCGTGCCGGTCGAATCCTGCCAGACCCAGCCGACCCGAGGGTCGAGGAAGACATACCCGGCCTGCAACTGACCGGTGGTGTAGTCGGTCGAGGCGACCGGCCCGGGCGGTGCTGTGGTGGGATCTCCGAGTGCCATCTGATCTCCTAAGCGGTCGTCGCCCCGAACTTATCACCGATGAACATGGTGAGCGAGTCGATGGCATCGTTGGCGTTATCAGTGTACTTCCAGCCGAACCGCTGGTCCTGCTTGATCAGGCGCTCGAAATCGGACAGACGCATCACCTGGGTCGGATCTTCGGGGGCCTGGAGCACCTGAGAATACGGTGCCTTAGTAAAGTCTATCGAGTCCGATGGTACTTCAAGCAGCCGTGCCGCTGTCTCCTGGTAAGGAGCGAAAAAATCAGCTGGCGTTCCACCTTTGTCGATAATATCGGACAGCCCAGGGAATCGGGCCTTAGCCTGCTCACCAAGTAACACTTGCACCGTCGCAATCTCCATTTCCCCCTTCGCAATCCGCATGGCCCAGTCCATAGCCACTCCGTCGGATAGCGGCAACATGTACTTTTTGGCGATCCCGATGATCTGATGTTTGGTGACATCAATGGACCCCGGGCCGATACCGCCCGCAGACACTTCCTTGACCAGACCATCGATGATCTGCGTCTCATCCCAACCGAAGCGCTTGATGTCTTCGGACATCGTCATGAGCCGCTTATTGTCGATCTGCAGGCCCATCGTTCGAGCCTTATCCGAGAGGTTGGCGTAGATCTCCTGGACTTCCTGGGTGGCCGACGCCGGATCTTCGGCCTTGTGCTGCTCCCATTTGCGCGCTGAATCAGAAGTCTTCTGCCACCAGTCGGTCTTCTGCAACGCTCCGTAGAGCTTGTTGACATCCCATCCCTGGCGTGCGGCGTCGAGAATGACATGCCCGATGGTGGGATCTTCAAGGAAATGCGACATGTAGTCGCCGTAGTTCTCCTTCACCCACTTCCGGGTCTGATCGTCGATCGACAGGACCGGGGTGGTTGCCGGTACCGGTAGTCCAGCGGCCGGTGCGACAGCCGGAGCGGCGGCGGCTTTCTTGACCGTCCGCTTGCGAGGTTTGGCGGCAGGCTTCGCCGCTACCGATTGGGCAGCGTTGATGGATCGCTGGGGCGCAACTGGTGGTTTCGGCTGAGGGCGTCCACCCCCGCCCTGAGGCATTAGCCTTTACCGGTCTTACCGGTGGAACGACCGGAGAAATCGCTAGGGGTTTTCTTGGTCCGACCCCCGGCCTTGCTCGGTCGCTTCGGCATGGCAGGCATCTTGCTGCTTTTGCTCATCGAGAGCTCCCTCCTATGATCTGCGAAAACATGTCGTAAGTGTTGGCCACGTTGGTGGCTTGGTACTCGGGCTGGAAATCTTGCTGGATGTTTTCGATCATCCGAGCCTGCGGATCGGGATTGGTAAGAGTTGCCGCCTGGCCCCGAACGTCGGCCGAGTATTTGGTCTCGTCGCCGTGGATCCTGCTGACCAGCGCCTCTTTCTCTTTGTCGGTGAGCCTCCTACCGATCAGTTTACCAGAGATCTGGTCGGCCATCTGGCGCAGCGACGCCGGGTCGGTCAGCTGGGTTGGTTGGTAGGCAGCCGCACCACCCCCGCCACCGCCACCCCCGGAAGCGGCGACCAGACCGGCACCCGACTCAGCGAACGAGTTAAGCACCTGGTCGAAGGTCAGTTTGCTCCCGGCTGCCGTGTATTGGGCTGCGGTCAGCACCGTGTTCTGCCAAGCCTCGAGTGTGTACTGGTCTCGGGTGCCGAAGGCGATATCTTTCGCCTGGACCGACGATCGGTACATACCTGCCGCCAACATCTTTTCTTGGTACTGCTTGAGCTGAGCGGGCGGCATGAACAGGACCCGCTGTGACAACTGGATTGCGGGGGTCTGGACGATCCCGGGCTTGGCGGGGGTCTTCTCGTAACCGTAGCGCCGATAACGGGTCTGGACGCTACCCCGTACGGCGGGGATCGTGCCCTGCTCGTTGACCGGGGCGTCAGCCCAGCCTGACATGCCGAACAGCGAGGCCTGGGATGCGCTGGCAACAGCCGGACCTTGAGCATAGCCCGCCCCGAACTGGCCCAGGTTCAGGATGGTGCCACTAACCGCGGTACCGACTGGGTTGGGATTGGTGTTGCTCACAGCGCCTCCATGGAAATCGGATAGACCGTCATCGGATCACGGTCCAGGTACCTATTATACAACTGCTCGAAGGCCAGATTCCCCTCGCGCAACGAGAGCCGGTAGGCGAACCATTGGTCGTAGATGTCCTGATTCCGGTCGGCAAAGATCGAAGCCGAGCCGCCCTGGGCCTTGCGATTCTGGAGCACCTGGAGTACTTGATCTCTCGCCTGAATGTACGTGTGGAGGCCCTCCATATCGGGACGGTCCGACAACCCCGGGGTCTGCGAGATCTCACGGAACGCCTCGATCCGCTTCTCCCATTTCAGCTCGTCCTGGACGAAATATTCTTTCGCCCACGCCGGGTATTTCAACGCCAGCTGCTGGATGACGTAGTTCTTGTAGTCCCTCAGCATGGGGGCGTCGGCGTAGGTCTTCGCTCCGATAGCGATCATCGCCGCATCGACCTGATCCAGATACCTTGACAGTTCCTGCCAGCCCTGGCGGACCTGCGGGGCTTCGACGATTTCCAGGTGCGATAGCCGTTCCCGCTGCATCACATTCGACCCGGGTTCTACCGGGGTCTGCATCTGCCTGTTGTAGACCGCCGACATGAACTTGCTGGCCTCACCGGCGTCGGAATCGCCCACGACCAAAGATCCGTACTCCGGATACTTGTCGATGATCGGTCCGAAATGTTCGTAAGCCTCGGCTCCCTGGAGAGTCGGGGGGACGCCGTTGTTGGTCTTGGTCACCGCCTGGGTCAGGTAGAAGAATTCCGCCCCATATTTCTTGAGGAACTCGTCGTCGGCCGAGGTGGGATTGGCCTTACGCATCGCCCGGTATTCGTCGATCTGCTTCTGGTAGAGTGAGTTGTAGGAGAACGACACCGGCGATACGAACGACGCCACCCACCGGAGCGCTGACAGGTGCTGGGTCTCCGACGTGACCTGGTCGAACAGCTTCTCCCGGATCTCCGGGTCCTGGTTGATCGCCTCGATGGTGAAATCGGGATCGGTTCCCTGGGAGATCTGGGTTAGGTGGGAGAGCAGGATCTTGGTGTAGAGGACCGAATAGGCGGCGTCGTCCTCGCCCTTGACCAGCGACTGGATCCGTCGGAACCCGGCCGGTAGGAACGGATCGACCCACGACTCCGACACCCCGAACGGCACCAGGTATTTGACCGAGTCGATCAGCTCGGGCCGGTTCTTAACCACCTGAGACACGGCCAGGTTGACCAGTGGCCCGAAGCCAGGCAGCCCCGACGCCAACATCGAGACCGAGCCCTTGGCGAACCGGATCGACGACTGGTTGTCGAATGCCCCCTTCAACGGGCCGTGGTTGACCAGGTCCTTCAACGGTTCAGGAAGCCGCAGGACCACGTATTCCTCGCCCGAATCCGGATCCTTCTGGACCCAGCCCGCCTTATCGGGAGCCCCATAGGCCATTCCCATGTGAATAGCGAACCGGGGGTTCTCGACCGCCAGCCGAGCCCACGTCTGGATGACCTCCTGCCAGGCCCCAAAGAACGGGATGAACATCCGGGCTGCCTCAGCGAACTGGCTGCGTTCGGATAGATCGTAGAGCAGATCCCGGGTCTCCTTCAATGCGAACTTGCGGGCCGACTCTTCCAGACCCAACATGGTCTTCTCTGGGACTTTCTTGCCTTCGAAGATCGTCATCGTCCGCCTGATTTCGGCCTCGTAGACGTGGGCGAAATACGGCTGGCGGGATAGATAGTCGGTCGGTGCGGTCCCCAGGTTGTGGAACCAGTGGTCGACCCACTTATTGAAGTGACTGGTAACTCCGTTCTTACCAAGGATCTGCTCCAACTCCGGGCCGTGGACGGCTGGGAGCTGCGACGGCAGCCAACCCTCGAGGTGCCGCTTCCCGGCGTTGTGGTTGAGCGCCGCCTCGACCAGATCTTCCTTGAACCCCAGGGTGTAGCGGTGGACCTGATTATAGGCTGCCTGCGCCCACTGTTGCTCCTGACCTCGCCGCCCCGGGATCGCCTGGCCGTACTCGACCCCTTCCTTCTCGTAGCGTAGCCAGTTGGCGATCTCGTCGGGGTTGGCTCCCTCCAGGATCTTGCGGCCCATCGGGTCGTTGGCGATCGTGTGGTTGACCGCCTGCGCCCACATGGACACATACTCAGGGTCGGTCCCGATATAGGTGCGCCAGGAGTGGGGGTTGATGTTCATGGAGTTGTAGAACTTCTGTTCGTTCTTGCCCATGAACTCGAAGAAATCCCGCTGGGACGACACCAGATTGAGATACCGATTAGCGATGTCACCCGGGGGGCCGAACGCCGGATTGACGATCTCGTCCAAGACCGACAGCGACGGATACCCCTTATCCTCGACCCGGGCGAGCGCAGAAAGAAGACCCGCACCCAACGACGCACCGGCAGCCGCACCCAGTGGACCGGCGACCACGCCACCCACCGCCGCCCCGGCCACCCCACCGATTGCCATCGGACGGGCGACTGGTGCGGTCAACGGAGCCGGAGCCACGTCGGTCATGTCAGCGGCGGTCTGTTCGACCGGTCGGGACGCCTGTTCCCGTTCTGCCGCCTCCATCCGAGCCCGAGCGGTCTCCATCCGGCCTTCCGCTTCCTTAATCCGGGCGGGGAATCGTGCTTTCCGATCCCGGGCTTCCATCCAGCGGATCCGGTCCTGCTTCGATCCGGAATCTCGGGCGATCCGGGCCAGGTCTTGGACCTCCTGGGACTGGCGGGCTGCCTGTTCCTGAGTGTTGGCAAGCCGGTCCGACATCCGCTGGAAGTAGTCGGTCGCCTGTTCGTAATAGGAGACTTGGCCACCAGCGATGACCGCCGGTTCCTGCATCCCCTCGATGTCCCGCATGAGGGTTCGTTCGGCCATCAGGTCCATCTGCCGGGACGTGACTTTCAGGCGTTCCAGCATGTAGGGGGTCAGGCCTCGCATGCCTTGACGGAGCCCGGAGAACTCGGCCATCACGCCGACCTTCGCCATGATCCGGAGTTGCTCGTCGAACAGCACCCGGGCGGTCCAGCCGGGACGGAGTAGGGTGGCCACCCGCCAGACCGACATCACGTTCTGGAGCAGCTGCTTCGGGACCCGATAGGCCGCATCGACCCCGGGGAACCGCCGCCGCCATTCCGCTACCTTCCCGAACGCCTGGTCCAGCGCCGCCAGGTCGGGGAAGGCGTAGAACTGGGCGGTCTGGGTCCGAGCCCAGATCGGTAGGATGGTGACGGCGTCGTCGCCCTCGATCCGCAATAGGTCCATACCCGACATGTCAGCATTTTTCTTGACGAATGTGTTGACCTCGTCTCCGTCGTACTGGCGGCGGTTGGTCAAGTGGGTCACCTGCTGGTGTTGAGCTCGAGCCCACCGGCGGATTTCAGAGAACTGCTGGGCGTCGTCGGCGTTCGACAGGTCCATCCCGTTCTTCTCGGCCATCCGACGCACGATCGTGTCTTCGACTTCCTGGGCGATCGAGAACCGCTGCTCCGGGCTGGCCCCCATGAACCGGCCGCGCAACACATCTCGTTCCTCGGGCGTGATGTAGGGAACTTCATGCCCGAACCAGGACGAGTCGGAGTCTCGGAGCCACCGGTCGAACTGGATGTCGGCATCGATTCCGGCAAGATCGACGATCCGATGGTTGCTCATCTGTGAGAACACCCGGATCGGCTTAGTGAAGGTTGACTGCTGGTACAGGTCCGAGTGGGTGATCGCCACCCGGGCACCCGACCGGAGGGTCAGCTCGGGAGGCTTACGGACCGAGGCGAACGCTGCTTCCACGTTATCCCGAGCCCGTATCTCGTTAATGGTCTGATCGATCAGACCGTTCAGCTCTCGACCCCGCCCGTCGTAGAGGACTCCGAGAGTCTGCGCAGCGGTCGGGAACTCATTGCGAGCCCGCTCCGCATCGGACGCATTGGCCGACAGATTGCGGAACTGGTTCCGCAGGATCTCGCCCAAGATCGAGTTCTTTATGAAACCGTAATCGGTGAGGGCGTTGAGATCGCCCATCATCACCCGCATCGCCAGCGTCCGCTCCTGTGGGGTTTCGGCATGAGCCAGAGCGTACGAGATCGCATCACCCTGCTCGTGGTTCGGGAACAGACGGTTACGGATCTGTGCGGCTACCCGGTTCCGGTCGGCATCAGAGATGGGCGGACGCCCATTATCCCCATAGGGCCGGTAGTTCCGGTTGAACATGATATTCTGATATTCCCGGCCCATCACCACGTCGGGGTCGGCCCGGAGCCGCCGCTCTTCGGCTACCGACGCATGATGCCACAGTTCGTCGAGCAGATCCCGATCGCCGGAGCCCTCCAGGACGTCGTAAGCCTCGCTGATGGTGATCTCGTCGAGCCGCCCGCTGTCCATGATGTCTTTGCGCTTGTTCAGCCGCCACAGATCGACATTACGGGGTCCTTTACCATCGTGGGTCAGCTTGTAGATATCGACCTCTTCGTCGATCATCCGATCGAGGATGGCCTTTTTGGCGTCGTTCCTCAATCCGAGGTAGTAATCCTCCGCCTGGATCCCGGAGGCTCCGACCGGCCCTTCGGGATCCTTGAGGATCTCGAACGCATCGTTGAACGTCATGTCGTTAACGTTCTGCTCGGCGTCGTACCGGATCATCGACGCCACATCCTCGTAGCCCTGCTCGTTGAAGGCGAAACCAGCCGTCTCCCCCGAGGGGGTCGGCCGACGCCCGGTCAACGCCAGGTCGCCGTAATGGTTGAACTGGTCCAACTGCTGGGGATTACCGATCCCAGCGCCGGTCTGGAGCAGATCCTCGGCCACGAACTTGTGAAGAGTGACGTTCTCGGCTCGGAGATGGTCCATCAGCCACATGTTGGAACGACCGGAGAACGACATCAACTTACGACCGGCGTAACCGTGGGCGGTAGACCATAGACCCCCATATTGATCCAGGAGTTTGCCCATTCGCATCGCATAGCTGCCCTCGGTGGACGCCCCGGCCAGCCAATCGTCGGCCAGTTCCAACAGCTCGTTTACCCGGTCGGGGCCGATCTCCCCCCGCTCCTGCATCAAGTATATGTCGTTGGCGTATTCTTTGTAGAGGTGTTGCGCGAAGGCCTGCGGAAGCATCGCTGGATCACGGTTGGTGATCTCTAGCAGCCGGGACGCCTCCTTCGCCCACGCCTCGTTAGCATGGGCCTGGGAGGAAGACGAGGTCAACCGGATCTGCGGCTTGTGCGCCCGATTGACGATATTGGGGTCGGAGATGATCGGTCGTTCGATTAAGGCATTGTGGGGCAGTTCCGCCTGGACGTAGCCCCGGAGTTCGTCACCGGCCCGGTCGAGTGATACGTGGTAAAGTTCGTCGGGCATCGTCCACGACGCCTGGACCAGCGACATATCGGAAATCCGCTGGGGAGACGGGAGTTCCGATGGGGTCGGGATAGCCGACTGGAGGAACTCGCCGCTCTTGAGTCGCTCCATCCGGGCCATGCGAGCCCGGATCTGTGAGTCGGTCAGAGTGGATTCGGCCTGCTGCGCCCGACGAGGAATCGTCCCGTCCACATTGACCGACTTGTAGAGTTGCGGGATATCGGCCCCGTCGAGAGCGTACTTCGGGAACAGTTGCCCCTGGATCCACGTGTTGACCTTGTTCCAGCCCCGGCTCTGCAGACCCATGTACCGCATCGACGAGTTGAAGAACTTGTCGATCGAGGTCTGCGATTTGATCGGGATCCGAGCTCGATTGGGGTCGTAAAGCCGGATCAAGGGCGGATCGACCAGCGGCAGATCTCCATGCAACTCCGCCCAATGGGGATCTGCGATCTTGATCGTATTCTCGAAGTCGTCGGTCGGGTGGAACGGCACCGTCAACTTCGCCATCGAGTCCTTGACCCGTCCCGGAGTGATCGGCGTGACATGGACATCAAAGTTCTTGTCGATGAACTCCGAATGGGTGATTCTCGGGAACCACTTACCTTCGCCACCGACCATCTGACCGGAATACCTGCCCTTGAACTGGCGGAAGGCGGTCGGCTCGGACATGTAGGTCAAGATCTCAGCGAGCAGATCCTCACCGGCATCGTGGCCGGGACGGAACAGCATCCCCGCATCCTCAGCGAATCCGCCCTGCCCCTCCTGGCCGACCAGCGCATCGAAGACCTGGGAGAATGAATCCAGGGTGGCCCTCGTCTCCGGATCCCAGTTCGGATTCATTACCCCGTTGAGCTCGTCATTGACGATCTTCTTGAACTTTTCCTTCTCCCACAGCGTGTCGAACATCTTGTCGCCGAAATCGGCTGCATAACGCTCAAACTCGATCGGATCGGTCGGAACCGGCCCCATCTCCTGGTAGATCCGCTTCATCCGCCCAGTCGTCTCAACCACCCGGTCGGCAAACTCGGGAGTCGAGATCGGTACCACCGGTTCGGTACGCCGCCCCGCCAGATCGGAGATCCCGTTCCGAGAGGTGTAAGTATCGTTGGTCATCCCGAGCCGGTCGGTGGGAGCGACCACCCGCTGGGGGGGCTGATGGGCCGGTCCGAACGAGATCGCTGAATCGAGCGGCTGAGAACCTTCGCCTACCGGCAGCGTATCGCCCTGGTTGAAGGCGATAGAAGCTGAACCGGTCCCCTCGTGGACGTTGATCTTCTGGGACTCGCCCAGCATGCTTTCACGCCACACGAATCCCATGTCGGTGGCAGCCCCGGGATCGCCCGTCATCTCAGCAATCTGCGACCAATGAGGATTGACGTGGGCCTGATAGCCCATGGCCTCGGGAGCATCCCGCAGCTCCGAATGCAGATCGGCCGGATACCGAGCGCCTCCGCCGAGCCCGTCCTGCCCCGGCCAGTAGAAACCTCGATCGGCTGCCTCGAACGTGTACGACTTGAACGGCAGACCGGTCTCGGTCATCTTGAGACCCTGACCCCATTCGACCGTACGTAGGAACTGGGTCGGGGACATGTAGAGCAGCTGCTCTTCGGAGAACTTGCCTTCGTCGAGCAGCCCGTTCACCCACGGCTGAGAATCGTTGATGTAGCGTTCGAGCTCGAGTCTCTGCATTGCCTCCGGGACGGCATCGTTACCGAGTACGTCTTCGATCAGACGCTGACCTTCGACGGTGAACGACATATCGAGACCCTGGGCGATATTCTTGATGTCGTCGAAGTTCATGGCGTCGAGGGCTTCCTGGGAGTACAGGACGCTTCCCACCCCCAACGCCCGGTTCAGATCTCGGGCCATGCCTTTCTTGGCGGCGATCTTTTCGGCATCGGTGAGATCATTGTACGTCTGAGAGGCCACGAACTCCGAAACCCGGCCCTCCCAGCCTTCCACCGCAATGTCGATCGCCTCAGCCCGCCGAGTATCGGCCGCAGTTTTGCCGACCTGGTAGGCGATCCCCGATTCGCCGCCGAATCCGGCGCTGGCCAGATCGTGGCGCAGATGAGCGGCCAGGTTCTTGAACTTCTTCGCTGCCACCATATTATCAGCATTACGCCCACCGGCCCAGCCGAGTTGCTCGTGGTCCGCCGCTAGCTTCTCAAAGTTCCGGGCCCGCTGTTCGGTCATATCGGCCCAGAGGCGCTGATCCCCGATCGTCTCCACCGACTTGAACGCCGGGTTGACATGGCCCAGGTCGGTCGCATACCTGGCGATCTTCCCACCCTCGATCCCCACGACCGTCGGATCGAGATACCAGCGGATCACCCCATCGGTAACGCCCGAAATATAACGGTAAGCGTCGGTGTTCTGCGCCGCCTTGACCTCTGCCTCGTTCAGGATGTCGTGGGTCTGCATGGCGAGCGCCACCGCCTGCCCCGGCGAACGATGCTGGGCCAGTTTGTACGCCTCATTCCAGGTGTGGGGGTTCATGAAGACCCCGAGCTGCTTCCCGTAGTTCGCTGGGTTCCACTCGTCCCACATCGACGAGCCTGCCGAGGCCGACGACATCGACGCTGCCGTCATCATCGTCGAAATCGGCTCACCCACCCCCTCCCGGTACGCCGCATCGAGGAAATCGAGCGCCGGGTGGATCACCGAACGAGCCGGATTCCGGAAACCTGCGGGCAGCGCACCGACCGCCGTACCGGCCGCTCCCTGCGGCCCCAACAGGTTGCCCATCTCGTCGGCGGTGCGCCGCAACCCGATCTCGGTCAGCGTATGGGTGAAACCGTCCACATCATCGTCGATGAACGGGGCGGAGATCAGATCCTTGCCGAGCCCGCCGATCGTCATGATGGTCGAAGGGCCAGCATGCCAGGCCAGACGGCCCACCCGTTTTAGCGCACCGTCAAGCCATCCCATTGAACATGTCCTCGTAGCGCAGGCCCGGAGCCTGAGCGCCCCGGATCCTACGGATTAGATTGCGAGTCTCGATCGACGCCTGAGGGGAGCTCGCCAGCAGCTCGAGTTGAGGCAGATACCGGGCCAGCTGTTGGAGATCCTGCTGCTGCATCGGATCGAACGTCTGGGCGTTCACCCCCGGCCCCGAACCGGGTCCTAACGGTAGCCCCGTAGTGATCGGCTCGTTCGGATTCTCGGATGGCCGGTCGAACTGGGGAGGCATGTTGTAGCCGGTCGCCTGCTGCACCGCCCCCGCCATCTGCGCTTCGGAATCGGGCAGCGGCACGCTCGACTGTGCCGCCTCCAACGCCTGGCGGGAACCTTGCGGCCCTCCAGGAGCAACCCGGACGGGTTGGTTGCCCCCGGAGGGCACACCCTGCATCGCCGCATTGTTCAGATCGGTACGGTTCGGATTAGGAACCCCCGGTCCGGTGGCGGGACGATACGACCTCGGCATCTTACCTCCCAGCGCTCAGCGCAGATAGCAGATTCCGCAGGTTCCCCTGCGAATCGGTCGGAGGCCCGACTCGTTGATTCGGCGCAGGAGTTGCCTCGACCCCGGCCCCAGGGAGTGACAGCCCAGGCTGCATCTCCGGACCACCGGCCGGAGCCTGCTGGGCCTGACGCTGCTGAGCCAACTCCTGCGCTTTTCGTATTGCGTCGACCAGATCGCCCTGGCCCCGGTATTGCGACATGATTTCGGCCACGTCGATCATGGGGAGGGCACCTGCCGACGCCTGCTGCAACACCGAGGTGAGTGCGGCATCCTCCAACCTCTCTAAGACGATAAGAGCCTGCTCCTGGTCGGCGTTCTCGATGTACGGGTGGATGGTCCTTGCGGTGGTCCGGGAGGTGAGCCCCGCTCCCACCATCTGGGCGACATTGACGGTCATCCGAGCCGCATCAATACCCGGCATGCCGTAACGTACCACCGAACAGGTCGACTCTTCGAACACCTCGCCTGGAACATAGGGTCGCATAACCTGATCCGAAGCCTGCCCCGTATACCCATATATCGTAGTTGTCGGGAAGTAAGCTTTCTCGACCTGCGCCGCAGCCTCATTGACCCCCTCCAGACAGTATTCCATGATCTCCTGCAACTCCTGGATCCGGGGATCGGCAGCGACGCCCTGCATCGCCGCCACCACCTGGCCCGATCGGATTGAGCCGTTCGCCTCGCCCGACAACAGGGAGGGATTGCCGCTGGAGAGCCGGATCGAACGCTCGAGGTCGGACAGGGTGAACCGAGTCTGCGGCCCGGCACTGGAGTTGAGCTCTCCGATCGTCTGAGCTCCCATCACCAGGTTGGCCTCCCCCGAGCGTCCGTCCATCCAACGGCCCCCGATCACCGTTGGCGTCTCATTGGGACGGCCCAGAATATAGCGGTCGGGGAACACACCCCGCTCCACCGCCGCCACGTCGAGCGCCATCAGCAGGCCCATCAGATCGACCGTCCCGACCACGTTGGCCACCTGCCCGGCGATCCGGTCGAGAGTGACCCGGCCGGGGCAGATCGCCGGGACCATCCCCGCCCGATTCTCGATCCGCTCGATCTCGAACGTCGCCTGGGTCATCTGGTCGGAGTTCATGAAATCGGTATTCCTCGGTCCGAGTAGACCCCAGACGATATGGTCCTGGTCGATCCACTCGACAATATCCCACAGGCCATCGACGGCGGTGGAGGGGAGATTGTCGGGGACGTACTCCCGGACCTGAGGCCAGTTGGAGGTGATCCATTCGAGGCTGCGGCCGAACACGAAGGCTACATTCTGCGGATTGCGGATTTCCTCCGGCCCGGTCTCGTCGGGATAGACGCTCAGCGGGTCGCGACATTCAATCTTGGCCCGCTCGGTTTTGAAGCACGGAGTGACCACGGCAGCGGCACTCCCATAGGCGGCCAGGTGACGGTACATCCGCCGGACCTTCAAGTTCAACCGGTTGTGGGTCCAGATCATGTGGAACGCTTCCCTGCGATGGTCCGCCCTACGCTGGGCCCGCTGGGAGTTGCCGGTGGCGGGGACGAAGATCGTAGGGCGCACCGAAGAAGCAGCCATCGCCGTATTGTCGATCGCATCGCCAATCAGCAGCGGGGTGTGCTGGCCGAACACCGGCTCCCCATCCAACCCGGGGATTGGGATGATGAAATCGCCGTTATAGCGATCTCGAATGTCGATCATACGGCGTTTGAGTACCGTATCGGAACTGCGCCGCAGAGTCACGCTGGACACGATTGCGGTCCACGTGTACATTCTTGCCTCCCAAACCTACCGGTGTTTTATAGGGCACCCCACGGAAACGCCACTGGGCCACATCGGCCGTCTGGGCTTTCCGATTCTCCATCCAGTACAACCAGCCGAACCAGAACGCCATCACGAGATCTTGGACGAGCAGCCGGGTCGGAATGTAAGGCCTCCATGCCAACATCTGACCGGTCATCTCTTGGATCCTCGCCACCGTATGGTCGTCCCCCCAGGGTAGCATAACCTCGCCCCGAGAGAAAGATCCCGCCATCTCCTTCACCCCGAGCGTCGGATCGAGCTTGTTAATCCCGGTGTTGTGCTCTTTGATCTCGAAACCGTAGGTCTTGGCCATCGCCAGCAGCTGATCCGACCGGGCCAGCCCCTTCTGCAGCGCACTGGTCTCCACGATCACGATGCTAGGCCGGTAGCGGTTCACGAACATCTCGAGCCGTTCGTAGATTTCCTCGTTGCGTCCGAGATGGTAGTCCTTCTGACAATCGTAGATCCGCAACGTCTCGAGGGTCAGACCCATGGCGACGATCGCATTCCCACCGCCCAACGCCGGGTCGAGGGTGACCACCCGTTTTTCTTCCGTATAGCGGGTGTACTCGGCCACCCCCTGGACAGTCAGATCGTGCCGTTTCGCCGCATCGATCATATGCTCGCTGAAAGTCGCCCCCGGACCTTTCTGCGGCTGCATCATGTAAGCCCGCCACCAGACATCCTCCCCCACCCGTTTCCGGATCGTAGCCAGCGTATCCAGCGTGAAACCGAAACCGGTCGCGGTATCGTACTCGACTAAAGGTCCGTCGTTCATGATCGCCGGATAGGTGACCAGTTGCCCCTCGGTAATCTGGCCGTTCTCGATCAGCTTCTCGTAGAACGGCATCTGCGTGCCCACAATGACAATACGCCCACGAGTCCCGATACGGGTGGAGATATCCTGGGAGTACAGCTCCACCATCTTGTCGGTAAGATTGATGTTGGCCATCGTCTGGACGTCGTCCATGATGATCAGATCGGCTCTCGCCCCGTAAATCTGCCCGGTGAAACCGAGCGCCTCCAGGCTGTAGTCCTGCTCGTCATGGTCCGACTTGTTCACCGTGATGAAATCGCTAGCCCACGGTTTCCCGTTCTTCTCCTGCCCATCCACATAGAACGGACCGTAATGCATCTGGTACAGCCTTAGTCTTTCCCCCATATCCCGATCGGTCATCCGCCGTTTAATCCGCCCGAGCCGCTTGCGGGCATCCTTCTGCGCCTTGGACAGATAGAGGATCCGGAAGTTCGGATCCTGGGCCAACTTCTTGCAGATCCAGTCGGCCATCAACGTCGTCTTACCCGCCTCCGGATGGATCATCACCATCGAGACGCTCCCAGGCGGGGAATATTCGAGGATATTCGCCACCCGAGCATGCACCCACGGCGTGCTAAAACCAAGATAGCGCAGCCGGAACTCCGCAAACGTTAAGCTGTCATTCCTACCTATCGTCCGATCGATCTCGGTAACCCGCTCTGCCGAAACGAACCGAGCTCTCGCCTGCTCCACCCGATCCCGCCACGGCTGCCCCTCATTCCGCCGCCACGCCATATAGGCCGACCTGGACACCCCAGCGAACAGACAAGCCTCCGCCAACGTTTTCCCCTCAGCCACCGCCTCCAAAAACAGCTTCTGATGACGTTCCTTCTCAATCACCAACTTAGAAACAGGCACCTCTCCAGTGTAGCACCCCGAGCCATACACGCCATCATATACGTCTTCCGGGTTGAAACCACTTCGTGCCGGGGTGGACATCCCCACCCATACGGCACAATGTCCGGTTGCCCCAGCGACGTTAGGTGCACCTAATACCTAGTATTAGTTCAACCTAACCCCCGGGATAAATCGGGCCTAACAAAAAGGAGAAATAATGCCTAACTACTCACCTCAAGCCAACCTTACCGACGAGGATAAGGCCACCATCGCACGCGTGTTTGGTGTCCCTACCACGGAGTTGGAGCGTGATTTCCATCTCACGGTAAGTGGACCTAACAAGGTCCTTAAGGCTTGCTATTGTGGGTGTGGTAAGGAGACCTACAGCACCTGGTTCCCAGGGTGTGATTCCAAGTACAAGGCGGGCCTGCTCGCCGTGTCTCGTGGGAAGCGCACACCCGAGGCTGGGTCGTGGGACGCACTCACTCCGGAGGCTGCACTGAAGGAACTCCGGAAGTTGGAAAAGGAAGCTGCCGCACGCAAGGCTGCTAAGAAGGCCTAGCGTTCAGGACATAATTGGGGGGCCGGGAGACCGGCCCCCCTTTTATGGAATACATTGTTGGGGTCAACATCCCCACACCAACCTGAGCAACCTACGCTCAGGTAGGCAACCAAAAAAGGAGAACAACCATGTCCAAATTCACCAACTCCAGCCTCAACGAGTCCCAGACGGCACAGCTGGTCGAGATCTTCGGGTGCACACCGGAGGATCTGGCCGGAGAGGTCAGCCTGGTCACCAAGGGAGAGACGCGAGTCCAGAAGGCATGCTACTGCGGGTGCGGCAGCATGACGTACGGCACGTGGTTCCCCGGCTGTGACAGCAAGTACAAGGCAGGCCTCCTGGCGGTCAGCCGTGGCAAGAGGACACCGGAACCCGGAGCATGGGATGCCATGTCACCGGAGCAGGCCCTCAAGGAGCTGAGGAAGCTGGAGAAGGAAGCCGAGGCACGCAAGGCAGCGAAGGCGAAGAAGTAAGGAATCGGAGGGAGCCCCCCGCATGGGGGGCTTTCTTCGTGGCCCACTTGTTGGGTGCAATATCCCACACCAACCTGGGCAACAATGTCCAGGTTAGGCAACCAAAAGGAGAAACGTAGTCATGGCGAAGTACAACAAGTCCAACCTCACGAAGGCCCACCGTGCTTCTCTCGTCGAGATCTTCGGGGTTGACCTCGAGGAGCTGGCGGGTGAGGTCACGTTGGTAACCAAGGGTGAGGCGAGGGTGCAGCGGGAATGCTACTGTGGCTGCGGCCGTATGACCTACGGGACCTGGTTCCCGGGGGACGACTCGATCTACAAGTCGGGTCTCCTGGCGGTGAGCAGGGGCAAGCGGACGCCCGAGCCGGGTTCGTGGGATAACATGACACCGGAAGAGGCGTTGGCCGAGCTGACCAAGCTCGAAGCCGAGGCCAAGGCCCGCAAGGAGGCCAAGGCGAACCGCAAGTAGTAGTGGAGGGGATAACGGGGGGGCCGTATGGCCCCCCCGCCCTCGAAGAGGGCTTTAATTGATATCTGTCCTCTCACCAATATCGGCAACGGGTCAACCCGTACTTTACCGGTAAAGAGATGGATGTCTGTCCCCCCACCAACCTAAGCGAGCGTGGGTCACGAGCATGTCACGACCCGCCCTTGCACGTCTAATGTCCCACACCAACCTGAGCAACTCTTGTTGACACCACGACACCCCCCGAGAGAGGTAATCGTCTCAATTACTAATGGTAAGCGGGGCGTTTCTTCTGGCCGCTCAGGGCCTATCTTGCCCCCGGTTGGTAGGCCTGCTATGCTAGTGGGGTCCTCTCGTGGTTGGGGGGGGTTTAGGGGGGCATCTCCGATGCAATCCGCTCCAGATCAAGAACCAGGTCCAAATCTGAAAATCTAAGAGGGCACCCTATGTGTCAGCAGCGGTGAATACGGACTCCCGAGTCCGCCTGCGACCGGACTACCGAGTCCGTGCCCTTCACGATCTGCAGTCCACCGTCACCTGCAGACTCACGGCGATACGTGTTGGCTTGACAGAGCGTATCGGCGTGTGCTAGAATGGACGGAGTCCCGCTCGACCGGGCCCCCGGCGAGCGTCAACAGAAACAGAGGAACCGAAATGGCAAAGTCCACCACCACCGAGCCCACCACGTCCAAGCCCGAAGTCCGGATCTCGGATCTCACTGATTCCCAGCGGGCACAGCTCGCCAAGATCTTCAGTGTCGACCCCGAGTTCGTGGGCGAAACCCTCGTCCTGACCGTCCGCAAGGGCAACACCTCCACTCCCAAGCTCTGCGCTTGCGGATGTGGCGTCATGACGAAGGGCGGCCGTTGGGTCTCCGGTGATGACAGCAAGCACCGCTCGGCGCTCCTGTTGGTCGCCGACGGCAAGCGCACCCCGGAGCCGGGTCGGTACGACAACTACACCGCCGAGCAGGCCATGGCCGAGCTCAAGGCCGAAGCCGGGTGGCTCAAGAACACCAAGTGGGACACCGAGAAGGTCGTCGAGCAGGCGAGCTGATCCACGAATCCCAACCAACACCGAGGGGGCCCCAACCGGGGCCCCCTCACCTATATCATGAGAGGAACCAGAACATGAGTCACGACCAGGAAGCCTACGAGCGTTGGGAAGACCGAGTGAGCCGGATCCTCGCATCCAAGTGCGGGTTCGCCCTCTGGGAGCTTCCCGATCTCAACGACACCGCCGCCCTCTATGAGGCCGGTAACACCCCCGCCCAGGCAGCCAAGATCGTCCTGGACACCCACAACGCCCACGACCTGTGGTAGAGAGGAACCAACCATGCTTCCCATCCTGAACCCCGTCCCCGCCCACCGGTTCGTCACGGTCCAATACGACGGCCCGGATTGCACCAATGCACTCCACCGGACCGTCGATCGTGATGCAGCCGCCAACTGGATCGCCTGCTCCATCTACGACCTGAGCGCCGACGACCAGAATCTGGTCCACGAGCTGGTTCTGTCCACCATCGAGTTGGCCTGGGGACTCGGTATCGCCATCACCCTCCACATGCAGGACGAGTCCTCGTTCTTCATCCAGCCCGGATTCCACGGGCTGATCCCCGGATTCGACCCGGACAAGATGGCCTTCTACCTCGACGAGGACTGGATGGCCATGGATCTCGGTGTCACCGACTGGACCCCACTGGTCCAGTTCTAACCCAAACAAGAGAGGAACCAGACATGAATATCGAAGAGCACGCCAGCGACGGCTGGATGTACCTAATCATCACCCGTTCCGTCGGATCACGCGATCAGATCAGCCAGGTCGGTCCGATCGACACGTTGGAAGAGACCCGAGACGCTATCCGTGAGGACGTCGACAACCTGTGGTTCGATCCGGAGAACCCCGAGACCGACGCCCAGGTCGACGAGCGGATCCCCGTCTGCGAGGAGATCGCCAACATGCGAGGCTACGACTACATCGACCTGTGGGACGACAACACCCAGGTCGAGACTCGATTCTGGATCTTGCCGCAGGGCACCTATACCAGGACAGGAGACTGACATGTCATATATCGCATGCACCGACCAGGTCGCCTACGCAGGCGTCCGGGTCCACACTTGGGGTGGCGTCCATGCCACCTTCCAAGCCGCCCAGGCCGCCCTCAACGAGGCAGCCCGGGCCATCCTCGACGAGGGAGCAGAGGACCTCGACGAGACCACCGACCCCACCAAGGCCACCCACGACCAGTCTGTCTCCGAGCTGTACGAGCAGGCCGTGATTGACATCCGTACCCGACTGACCGTCCCGGGCGAGTGCTGTTTCATGGACGGCGAGACGATGTTCTTCATCATCGAGATTCCAGGAGGAACCAATGCATGAGCCCGTGTACGATCCGACCGTAAGCCGTGTCACTCGAGCATGGGGGGTCGAGTACGACTTCCTCAACGGTGACACGTTCACCAACGACTTCTATCTGGATTTCGATGACGCCGAACAGGCGGTCATCGACCACATGATCGTCATGGCTGTCGATGAGGACAACCTGTCGACGATGGGCGAGTTCTGGCACACGATCGGGGCGATCGGCTTGCTCCAGCAGATCGAAGATCCCGGGTTCGTCCAGATCGAGGACCTGGGGGTTCGATACACGATCTTCCCCGGTGAGATCCACCATCTCCGCAAGCACACAGGAGGAACCGAATGAACGCCGATGACTTCTACATCGGGACCCGGGCCGACCAGCCCGGGTTCTGGGTGTTCACCTACGACCGAACCGGGATCCCGGTGTCCGGACCGTGGAAGACGAGCGAACAGGCTCACAACTGGATCAGCAACGCAACCATCAGCGACTACACAGGAGGAACCAAGTGAAGTATTACCAGGCCCACATCATGGAGCCCGACGGCCATGAGATGTACATCCAGTCGTCCCCGGCGTTCCAGTCCGAGTCCGAGGCGAGGGACTGGATCGCCGCCTGTATGTGGGCGGTGGAGCTCAAGATGGCCGAACACGTGCTGTTCGAGACAATCCAGGGCAAGGATCCGGCTCCGTTCCGGTCCCCGTACTACGAGGACTACGAATGGGCGTTCATCCTGCAGCCTGAGGATGGCTGGGTGTCTGATGTCATGAACATCGACTGCGACTCCGTGTTCATCACGACCCTGGACACCGAGCAAGATGAGGAAGAGAGGAACCAATGAGCGACGAGGGATTCCAGAAGCCGGAGTTCACGGTGGTACCAGGTGCACCATGGGCGCTCGTCATGAGCGTCCGGAATGAGGACGACCAGCAGGACCACGCTGTCGCTCTCTACGAGAGCAAGGAACAAGCCCTCGACGAGCTGAACCAGGCGACGGGGGGTGGGATGCCCGACGTCGTCCGGGACATGCTGCTCGACTGCAACGAACCCCAGATGGACTTCGGGTTCAGGTGTTACACGATCACCCAGGTAGTATCCATCATCAGGAGGAACCAATGAACCAGCACATCATCGTCGGCGGCAAGCCCGTCGAAATCGGCCTGCGAGTGTTCACCAACGACTGGGTCTGGGGGACAGTCGCCGACACCCCGCACAACCAGCGTGAGCTGGAGACCCCACATGCCCCGGCCTCGCCTCATTCAGAGACCTGCCAGGGCTGGTTCGACGTGGACTTGGACTCCGAGGTCCGTCGCACGTACGACTGCTC